GGATCGTGGCGTGGTGCACACGTTGCGGCGCCGACGTCTACGTGCACGAGATCCAGCCGGGCTCCGATGTTTGTCGAGGCACGATGTTCGTCCGGACCTACGGGATGCTGCGGGCACGCCCGTGCGGTCACGAATGCAGCCTCGGAGGGGAAGGGTTGCCACTGATTCGGTGGCAGGCCCTGCAGCTGCCGAACCCGTTCCTCGGCGGGACAGCCGCCGCGTGACACAGGAGTCTGTCGAGCTCGAGCTGGCGCTCGCGGTCGACACGCTCGAGTACGAGGTCTTCAAGCGCTACTACCGCCTCGACCCAGCTGGGTTTGTGGAGGACTGCATCGACTGGGACCGGGCGCATGCGCGTCCGACACGCTATCAGCTCGAGTCGCTGGACGACATGGTCCGCTACGGCCGCGAATCGGTGCGGGCCCTGCACGGCGCGGGGAAGACCGCACCAGCGTCGTGGGCGACGCTGTGGTTCGCGATCACTCGCGACGGACAGGACTGGAAGGCACCGACGACGGCCTCGGTGTGGCGCCAGCTACAGCGTTTCTTGTGGCCCGAGGTCCACAAGTGGCACCGTCTGTTGCGATGGGACCGCATCGGACGCGCGCCGTTCGCCGAGAAGCGCGAGCTGCTCGATCTCGCCATCCAGACCGAGACGGGGGCGGCCTTCGCCGTGGCCTCCAAGCAGCCGGCGGACCTGGAGGGCGCGCACGCCGACCACATCCTGTACGTGGTGGACGAGGGTAAGAGCGTCCCCGACAGCGTGTATGACGCCATCGAGGGCGCCTTCGCCGGGGCGGGCAAGGACACGGGCATGGAGGCCTTTGCGCTGAACTACTCGACTCCGGGCGCGCCGGCGGGTCGCTTCTACGCCATTCAGAGTCGGCGGCCGGGCTTCGAACACTGGCACGTCCGGCACGTCACGCTGGAGGAGGCCGTGGACGCCGGCCGGGTGTCGGCGCAGTGGGCCGAGACGATGCGCCGACAGTGGGGGCAGGACTCGCCGATGTACCAGCAGCGCGTGCTGGGCAACTTCTCCTCCGACGAGGACTCCGTCATCGCGCTGGACTGGGTGGAGGCCGCGAACGAGCGGTGGCTCGAGCTCGCTGGTGCGCGTGGGCGCGTGCAGGTGGTGGGGCAGGCCACGGCGCTCGGCGTCGACGTCGGGGGCGGGTCGGCAGAGACGGTGTTTGCCCGGCGGTACGGCGCGGTCCTGAGCGAGATCGAGACCGACACGCGGCGCGACGAGATGCAGATCGCCGGGCGGATCGTAGCGCTGACCGATGCCGAGGGTGGCGTCCCGGTCGTGGACGTGATCGGCATAGGCTCGGGCGTGGTAGCGCGGCTGCGCGAGCTCAAGCGCTCGGTGATGGGGTTTAACGCCGGCGAGTCGGCGGGCAACCTCACGGACCGCTCGGGCAAGCTGCGCTTCGCCAACAGGCGGTCGGCGGCGTGGTGGGGCATGCGCGAGCGCCTTCACCCGGAGCTCGGGGACAGGATCGCGCTGCCGCCCGACGACATGCTCACTGCCGACCTCGTCACCCCACGCTGGTCGGAGACGTCGTCCGGGCGCATCCTGATCGAGCCCAAGGACGAGATCGCGGGACGGCTCGGGGGCCGGTCCACCGACCGTGGTGACGCGGTCGTGCAGGCCTTTGCTCTTGAGCTGCTAGAACACCTGGACCGACCCCGCGCCCGGCGGGCGCGGGTGGGACTTGGTGTGCGTTCGGTCGCACCGCAGAAATGATTAGCCTCCGGTACGCTCGCGCGTATTATCGACTGCGACCGATGAGTGACCCGCCGATGTCGCGCTGGCGCGTGCTGACGCCGTTGGAGTGGCTGCGCGTCGCGCTGTGCGGTTTGTTCTGGCTGGGGCTGATCGGCGCCGGCGTACTCGTGCATCCGGCCCTGGGGGCGCTGGGATTGTCGGTCGGGGCACTGGCGGTCCTGTTGCTCACGATGGGGACGCCGTGAGCCAGCAGCCCAAGAGCCGCGACATGTTCCCCGTGCTGCATACGCGCGGGGGCGAGATTCGCTATGTGCGTCAGCGATTCCTGAGCTACAGCCTTGATGATCGGCGGCGGTGGGTCGCCTGGCTGAACACGGCCTATCACGGCGAGAACGAGATCAGGTCACGTCCGGTTGCCCGGGCCCGGTGGCGGTGGCTGCTTCATCTCCGTACGCATCGGTTGTGCGCCACGCTGCGCAGGGATTGGTCGTGAACGCCGCCGAACCTCTGAGCACGGACAAGCTCAAATCCATGATCGAGGCGTGCTACGCAGCGTGCTTGCGTCGCGAGATCGTGGCCATTCCCGCCCACGCCTATCCTCCGAAGTGGCTCGAACGGGCCCACGATCCAGAAGCTGGATCAGTTCGGCCGCTTGACTGGTTGGCCGAGTGAATCTGTTCCCGTCGCTTTCGCTCAAGGTGGCTCCGCAGGCCAAGGACTTCCGGTCCATCGTGGCGCCCACGCAGAGAGGTCGGCCCTACCGAGACTCGTGGGACGTGGAGAAGGCCGTGCGCGAGGGGATGCAGCGCATGACCTGGGTCTTCCGGGCCGTGCACGTGCGGGCCACGAAGTCGGCCGGACTGCCGATCCTGGTGCGACGCGGCTCCCCACATAGCGAGGACGTCGACGAGGCCCACGCGCTGCTGCCGTTGCTCAACGCCTACCCCTCGCCCGAGGAGTCTGCCTACGTCTTCCGCTATCGCCTCTCGGCCGTCGTGGACCTGTCGCGCATGGGCGCTTTCGCGGAGGTGGAGCGCAACGAGCTCGACGACCCGATAGGGCTGCGCCTTCTTCCGCCCGGGTACACGAGCCCGATCCCCGGCACGCGCGACAACTTCCTGGACGGCTTCCGGGTCCACATCCCCGGCCTCGAGCCCTACACGCTCAAGCCGGAACAGGTGGTGTGGGTCAAGCACCCGCACCCGACCAACCCGTACGTCGGCATGACGCCGCTGGAGGCGGCGGGCATCACCATCGACACCGAATGGATGGCCAAGCTCTACCAGCGCAACTTCCTGGCCAACGACGGCCGGATGGGCGGAATCCTGCTCTTGGCCGGCGAGGTGTCTTACGACGATATCGAGGAGTTGCAGGCGCGCATCGACGCGCGCTCCGGGCCGTCGTCGGCCGGCCGCACGACGGTCATGGAGGCGACGCTGGAGGACGTGGCCGGTCAGGGCACGGGACAGGTGGAGGGCGTCAAGTTCATCGACACGTCGGTCTCACCGCGCGAGGCCGCCTACATGGAGATGCGCAAGTTCAACAAGGAGGAGATCTTCGCCGCGTTCGGCGTGTCCGACTCCATCGGGACGGGCTCGTCGGTGGACCGGACGTTCTCGAACGCGGACGCCGACTATCTCCAATTTTGGCGAGACACGATGGTGGACCACTGCACGCTGCTGGATCGGCCCTTCGACCTGGTGGACTCCGACCCCGCGACCTTCGTGGCCCACGACTTCTCGGAGGTGGCCGTGCTGGCGCGCGATCGCATGGAGCGTGAGAAGCATCTGCTGGAACAGCTCAAGGCCGGGGCCATTACTTGGAACGAGTACCGGGCAGAGGTCGGCCGCGATCCGTACGCCGAAGGAGGAGACTCGGTCCTAGAGCCGCTGTCCCTGGTGCCCGTGGCCGGAACGGGCGGGGGATCGCGGACGAAAGCGCGCGTGCTGGCGCGAACGAAGGAGGCCCCGGGCGGTGCCAGCCTGCCCGCCGTCGTCGCCTGGGGCCCCTTCGTCGTGGACGCCAAGGCGCTGGCGGCACGACGGCGGGAGCGCGAGAAGCGAATCCGATCCTGGGAGCGGCAAGCCGTGGGCGTCCTGCGCTCGCTGTTCGAGCGGCAACAGAGGGCGACGCTGGCCAAGCTGCGCGGTGCCAAGACGCGCCAGGGAACCCGGCATTGGATCGTGCCATCACCCGAGCTCGCCGGACCCAACCCGAAGCTCACGGTGGCCGTCGGCAACGGCACGAAGATCATCGGAGCCCAGGACGTGTTCGACCTCGAGCGCTGGGACGAGGAGATCGCCAAGGACTTCGGGGCGCTGCTGCGCGAGGTGGCCGTCAGCTTCGGCGAGGACGCCTTCGACGCGCTGTCGGAGGCCAAGGGGCTACGGGGCTGGGAGACCAAGCAGGGGGAGACCTTCGACCCCGACGCGCCTCGCCTGCTGCGCTTCATCCTGGCACGGACGAACCTCATCAAGGGCGCCAACCAGACGACCTTCGAGGCGATCGCCGCCACGCTGGCCGAGGGGGACTCCCTCGGTGAGACCATCGATGACCTGGCCACGCGCATCTTGGCCGTGTTCTCCGAGGCCCGCGGCTATCGTGCCGAGCGCATTGCGCGCACCGAGATCATATCGGCGGCAAATCTCGGCTCGCGTGAGGCCGCCATACAATCCGAGGTCGTCGAGACGCACACTTGGTTGGCGACTCCAGACCAGAGGACGCGGGAGGCGCACGCCGACGCGGACGGCCAGACGGTGGGACTCGACGAGCCCTACGTGGTGGACGGCGCCGAGCTGTTGTTCCCGGGCGATCCAGATGGTCCGCCCGAGCTGACGATCAACTGTCGCTGCACAGAGATCTACGGTGTGGAAGGAGGTCCGGTCCTCTGATGTCCTGGCGCGTGGAGAAGGGCGGCGGAACGTGCTCGGCAGATGAGTGGGCCGTCCTTAAGCAGGACGACGAATCGACGGCCGGCTGCCATTCGACGCGCCGCAAGGCCGAAGCTCAGATGCGGGCGTTGTACGCCTCCGAGAAGCAGTCCATGCGCGAGCTCGTGGCGGCCTGGCTATGTCTGGACGGCGAGGCGCGCGCTGAGATCGTGGCAGAGCTCGGGATCGACCCGCCCGGAGGGCCGGGCAACTGGGACGAGGCGTGCATGAAGGCGGTTCGGGAACAGGGCAAGACGGAAGCGTTGCGCGAAGCGCTGCACTCGCGCACGATGGGAGGCGACATGGTCAAGCAGACGGAGACCGACTACACAGCAGACCCGCGCTTCGAGCACAAGACGGTGCGGGCGGCCGGCGTGAAGGTGCTGGACGGCGAGGCCGGCATCTTGGAGGCCTTCGTCGCCGGGATCGGCAACGTCGACGCTGGCGGGGACGTTATCGAGGCGACGTTCTTCCAGTCCTCCCTGGACAAGCACCTGCGCAAGATGCCCAAGGGCGTGGCGGGACACGACTGGTTGCAGCCCGTGGCCAAGACCCTGGAGACGCGCACGGTCAAGGCGGGCTCGCCCGAGCTTCCCGCGCAGATCAAGGCGGCGGGCGCGGGGGGCCAGTACGTCAAGGCGCAATTTAACCTCGACACGCAGCGTGGGCGCGAGACGTTTAGCGACGTGAAGTTCTTCGGGGAGGAGCAGGAGTTCTCGATCGGTTACATCGCTGAGGTGGCGCCCAAGGACGACGACGGCGTCCGGCATTTGCGCGAGGGCGCGTGGTACGAGTGGTCGCCCGTCCTGTTCGGCATGAACCCGGTCACGGCCACCGTCGGGGTCAAGGGGCTCGCTGCCGTCATGGCCGAGATCACCGAGGCGGTGGGAACTGAAGGCCCGGTGGACGTCGAGCGCATGGAGGCCGTCCTGCGCGACATGGGCCCGGACAAGGTGCGGCGGATCGCAGAATCAAAGATCGTGCAGGAGTTCCTGTGCGGCTGCGCCCTGGAGGATAAGGCCGTGTCGGAGAAGCCGTGGGACGGCGCAGCCTCCCGCTTCACCGACGAGCAGTACAAGCGGGCATGCGCCGGCTGTCGGGGCGAGGACGAGGAGCACCCGAAATCGGACTGCTATCTTCCCCACCACGAGCCTGCCGGGGCCGTGAGCCGGGCCGGGGTTCACGCAGCCGCCGCTCGCTTCAACCAGACGCAGGACGTGTCCGACGCGGCCAAGGGTCACCTAGCTGCGCACTACCGCAACGATCTGGACGAGGACGTGCCGGTGTCCCTGGGTGGCGAGGAGAAGGCCGGGACCAAGGAAGCCGTGGCCGGGTCGGTGGAGGAGCGCCAGGAGGCCATTTCCGACGCCGTCCGTGCCTGGGTGGCGGCGACGTATCCCCCCACGCCGGGCGAGCCCGACTACGGCCACTACGGCTGGATCGTGGCCACCTTCGCCGACCACGTGATCGTGTGCGTGTACGCGGAGGACGGGGAGCGGCGCTTCCTTGACTTCCCCTACTCGATCGACGCCGTGGGCGAGGCGACGCTGGGCGATCCCACGGAGGTGGATCTCACGACGGTCGTGTCCCCGAAGACGCTGGAGGCCGCGCTGGCCAAGGCCGGAGCCCGTCACTCGCGCACGGACCAGGAGAACATCCAGGCCGCGCACGACGCGATCGTGAAGGCCGGGGCCTACTGCTGGCCCAAGCCGGACGAAGGCAAGATGCCAGCGTGGTCGATGACCGACGTGGCTGCGCTGGAGCTGCTGCAGGCCGAGCTGTCTTGACCGTCCCCGTCCCCCAGCCAGTGCCGTCCACTGGCGCGTCCCGTCCCAGCTTGCGGGGCGGCGACGGCGACGTCGACGACGTGCGCAAGGCCCTGATAGCCTTCCGCGCGGCCTGCATCCTGGTGGCCGAGCGCTTCGATGCCCTCGAGCAGGCGCAGGCCGGATTGGACGCCGCGCAGCGCAACTACGCGCAGGCGCTGTCTGAGAAGGGTCGGGCGCAGGAGGCGCTCGATCGCGCGGCGGGGGAGTTGCCGTGAGCATGCGCGACGTTCACGCCGGGATGTTCGCCGAGATGAACGCCCTCGGCCTAGACGTACTGGCCCGGTGCCCGGTGCACGGCTACGTCCCGGCGGCCGAATGCTCCGACATCGACGACCCCTTGTCCGGGGCCGTCGTGAAGCACACGGGCTGCGCCGAGGCCGTCGAGGTCGTGTACCGCCGCCCGGCCGAGGCTGCGGCTGACGAGCCCGTCGTGGTTGAGCGCGCCATCCCCGACTGCATGGTATGCATGCGCCCATGTCTTGTCCCGGGCGGTACGCGGGAGCTGTCCTTTCGTTTCGAGCGGGAGCCTCTGCCGCGCTGCGTCTGGTGCCTGCCCGCCTGGGCTCCAGATGCCTGGCGTTCGGTTGGCGGTCCATTGGTCGAAGTGGACGGTCAACCGATCCAACCGTTGACGCCCTGAGCCGAGCGGCTTAAGCTGCTCGTAGGTTTCTCGCCCGACCGGGCCGCGAGTGCTGACTTGCGGAAGGCGGCGGATCATTCCGCATCTTTCGCGAAGGAGTCGGCACATGCTCACCACCACCGACGCGGCAGACCGCGTCAAGGAACTGAAGACGGCAGCGGCCACGCTGCTGGCCGAGAACCAGGAGATCGCCCGCACCGTCAAGACGGAGGAGATCGACGGGCCGGACGGCAAGAAGATCCCCGTGCCCGTCATCGATGCCGAGCGCAAGGAGCGCTTCGACGCCAACATGGCGCAGCTCCGCGAGATCCAGGCCGAGGTGAAGCGCTTCGAGGAGCTCGGCGGCTTCGAGGGCTGGGCGTCGGCCTCCACGGGCCAGACGGCCAACGCCGCCAACGCGGCTGCGGCAGGCATCACCAACGAGGGGCCGGTGCGCGCCAAGTCCGTGGCCCAGCTCCTGTTCGAGTCCGAGGAGTACAAGGCGTACAAGGACGCCCCGCGCTCCTTCGGCTCGGAGGCGCGCCTGGACGTCAAGTCGCTATACGCGACCAAAGACGTCTACACCGACCTGCCCACCGGGGATCCGACGCGCTTCGGGCAGATCTTCCGCGACGCCCTGGTCCCCCTGGCTCACCGCACCTTTCGGGTGCGCTCACTATTCCCCGTCGTGCGGACCACGGCCAACCAGATCGAGTTCTTCCGCGTGACGGGCTTCGGCTCGGGTGCCTCCACAGGTCCGGCGGGCATGGTGGCCGAGCGCGACGGGGCGGCCTTCGCCCTCAAGCCGCAGTCCAACCTGTCGGTGGAGGGCGTCACGGCCCTGGTGCGCACGATCGCTCACTGGGAGTCCGCGCACCGCAACGTTCTGGCCGACGAGCCGCAGCTGCAGGGCATCATCGAGAACGAGCTCCTGTACGGGCTGCAGCTCACGGAGGACTGGCAGATCCTCAACGGCGACGGGACCGGAGAGAACCTGCTCGGCATCCTGTCCACGCCGGGCATCCAGACCTACGCCAACACCGGAGCCGGCGGGGAGGCGGGCCCCATCGACGCCATCCGACACGCCATCACGCTCGCCTTCCTGGCCAACTACGAGGCGACGGGGATCGTGTTGACCCCGACCACATGGGAGCAGTTCGAGGTGGCCAAGGACAACGAGAATCGTTACCTGCTATTCGCCGTGGCGGGTATGCCTGGCTCTGAGCCGCGCCTGTGGCGCCTGCCCGTCGTGGTCACTCCAGCCATGCCCGCAAATACCGGTCTCGTCGGTGCCTTCGGCCTCGGCGCGACGCTGTACGACCGCGAGCAGGCGACCATCCGCGTGGCCGACCAGCACGCCGACTACTTCCTCCGAAACGCCGTGGTCATCCTGGGCGAGGAGCGGGCGGCGCTGGCGACCAAGCGGCCGGAGTCCTTCGTCAAGATCACGAATTTGAACGACGTCACTCCGTGATCCGGTAAGCACCCTCGTTGGGTAGCTGAGGAGGCGGCTCCGTCCGAGCGGGGCCGTCTCCCTTTCCCTGGACGCGGCGGCGCGGTAGTGTCTGCGCAGTGGACGCGCGCGCGCCCTGCCCGATCTGCGGGGCTCCCGGCGGCAACTGTGTCGGCGAGCAACCGGAGCCGAGCGCGCCTCCGGCGTTTTACGAGTGGTCCGAGGAGGCAGGCATGGACAGACCCACGATGGCCCGCAATCCCATTGGTGTTCACACGCCGGTGTACGTGCATGAGGAGGTGACCGAGGAGCTCGTGGTGTATGGCGGCTCCACGACGCGCGTGCTCAAATGGGCGCGCGGCGCGAGGATCACCGTCGCCGAGGCACTGGCGCACGGTGTGCCGCTGCGCGACGCCGAGGGCTTCGAGCTGGACGAGGAAGGCGAGCGGGTGGCCGACAAGCCCGCAAAACAAAGGGCGAAGCCAGAGATGGAGACGCAGGAGGTCAAGGCACCCCTGCGTAAGAAGGCAAAGTAATGACAAGGGGCACTACGGCGAAGAGAGGGGAAGCTGTTGCGTGATCCTAATTGGCTTGCTCAAAAGGCCATGCTTGAGGCGGAAGCCATGCGTGAGGCGTATGCACTAGGTCACGCGGGCGAGGGAACGTGTCTGCTTTGCGGGCGGCTCATGAACGAGCATCCTCCCGAGCGAGTATTGTCCGCTGATCCGCGCCTATGTCCCTCGATGCCTTGAGGGAAGCCTGCGACGTGCTGATCTCCGAGGCCGAGTTCACAGCGCCTCACGCCGAATGCGCCAAGCCCCAATGGTGGACGGCTCACGACTCGGAATCCACCGAGAACGAGGTCATCGAATTGCTGGCGGCGCTGGTGCGAGCCCTGCAGCCGGAAGTCGTCGTGGAGTCGGGATCGGGCTTCGGCTACACGACCGAGGCCATGGGTCAGGCTCTCATGCGCAACGGCCACGGCTGCCTGTGGTCTTTGGAGATCGATGGTGGTAGGGCGGCCGAGGCTCGTGGACGTTGTGTTGGTCTGCCGGTGGTCCTCGTCGAGGTCGACTCGCTTGACTGGAGGCCGGATCGCCTCGTCGACCTCGCGTTCTTCGATTCGGCCTACGAGGCGCGTATCCAGGAGTTCCGACGCTGGCATCAGGGGGGCTGGCTGCGCAAGGACGGGATCGCCTGCTTCCACGACACGACCTCTGGCCTTCGCGGCCATCATGTCGACATGCAGCGCGAGGTCGGACTGCTCACGGCGGCTGGCATGATTCGTCCCGTGTTCTTAAGAACTCCGAGGGGACTAGCGATATGCGAGATCCTGTGACGGAGGCCGACGAGGTACGGCCCTCGTGATCGTGGTCGGTGCCACGATGCTCATGGAGCGAGACGCTCCCGAACACATGGCGTGGCTGTCCCACGCCAAGGACATGATGGCGGGGGCCGACCTCGCATGGTTCCTCGCCATCCAGTACGACCCCGGCGACGACCACAACTATTGGGATGCCAGAGCTGTGGCAGAGCGCATGGAGGAGGACGTCGGCGTCCCGCTCGACTTCCAGCGGTTCGCCATTGAGGGACATCGCTGGACGACGCGTGAACGGCTCATCGGTATTACAATGGGACGCAACCTTGTTCGAGAGCACGCGCTGCGTGACACCGACGCTACCCACGTCCTGTTTCTGGACACCGACATCGAGCCCGACCCGGAATGCATACCCAAGCTGCTGGAGGTCGATCATCCGGTGGCGGGTGGAGAGATCCCGAGCTATTGCTTGTCTGGGTTGACCGTGTTCTGCTCAGGGGGACCGTCGCATCTACATTCCGCGGACGTCGACGGTGCCAAGGATGACTATTGCAAGCACTTCAGCTTTCCGACGGAGGAGCACTGGGATACTGCGGGGTTTCTGCTTGTGCGACGTGACGTACTCTCTCAGGTCGCCTGGCGCTGGAATCCCGACGACGACATGACCGACGATCCGTGCTTCGCCCAGGACGTGGAGCGTGCGGGGTTCGGCAAGACGTGGGTGCGGAAGGACTGCATCGGTCAGCATCGTCCCCCGATCCTCGTGCCGGTCGAGGCCCGCTGATGGACGTACTCGCCTGGGTGATCGTGTGGATCTTCTGGTCAGCACTTTGCTTAATAATTGTGATCGGAAGCATCAAGGACATCGGACTAGTCGGCGTCCTCTGCTTCCTCTGCGTTGTCAGCGCTACGGCATCTGTTGCATGGGCGCTTGTTCATCTGGCGAATTGATCTTCACCGTCTTGGCCATGCGCGTGCCATGAAGGTCCTCTACGTGACGGCCGATCTCGGCGGCTGTCGTTGGTATCGCTGTCTGCTTCCCGCTTCTGAACTGGCCAAGGCGGGCCACGAGGTCCTCGTCGCTGGCCGCCTGATGACCGTGCAGGGCGGTGAGATCGCCGCGCCGGACCCGTACTGCCCGGACGTCGTGCAGCAGCGGGACTTCGACCTCGTCGTGCTGCAGCGCTGGATGCACCAGGAGGCGCCGCGCGTCATCGCCCGCGCGCGCTCCACCGGGCAGGCCGTGGTCAACGACGTTGACGACTGGTTCTTCGGCATCCCGACGGCCAACGCCGGCTTCGCCGGGACGCACCAGCGCACCGACCCGACGCACAATGTCGGTCACTATCGCAAGGTGCTGGCGGCCTCCTCGGCTCTGACTGTTTCCACGCCCTACCTCGCCAAGCGCCTCGAATCTCTCGGTGTGCCGATCTACGTTCTGCGCAATCGCATCGACGTCGACCGCTACCCGCCGCGCGAAGCGTGGGACGGACCGCTGCGCGTGGGCTGGGTAGGCAACGTGAACTATCGCGCTCCCGGCGACCTTGCGCAGATCCGCGGCGTCATCGGGCCCTGGATGCGTGACCATCCCGAGGCGCGCTTCACGCACGTGGGCTCGGTGTCCTTCCTCAAGGACTTCTGCCATCACGACCTCGCGCGCTGGGAGCGTACGGCCCAGGTCTTCTGCGAGCACCTGGGTATAAATCGCGCTCGTTACGACGCGCGTCCCTTGTGCGCTATCGAAGAGCTGCCTGCGGCACTGAGTGAGATAGACGTGGCGCTCGCTCCGTTGGAGGATTGTCCCTTCAATCGGGCGAAGTCCTGGGTCAAGTGCGCCGAGGCCGGGGCGTCCGGTATCCCCTGCGTGGCCTCCAATCTCCCGGAGTATCGACACTTCGGCCCGACGGCGCTTGCTTGTAGCGCAGCGGATTGGCGTGCTGCCCTCGATGTTCTTGTTGATCCGGCCACTCGTACCGCAGCCGGATTAGCGGCTCACCGGCGCTCGGAGGAGCTGTCGATCTCGACCGGCTGGCCCGCCTGGACGTCGGCTTACATGCAGATCGTCAGTGAGGCGAGGGCAGCCCCCGTACTCGCGCCGGCGACGTCCAACGGGGAGGTGGTTCGTTTCCCGAAGCGGCGGGCAAGGGTCCGCCGCGACAAAGTGATTGACCCGCGCCCCTGACGCCCTTACTCTCAGCACGTCGGCCGACGACAGGAGCGCGCGATGCCAACTCTCATGCTGCACAAGCGGGCGGACAAGTCCGGGGACAGGGAACCCGGCGCAGCCTGGCCGGTGTCCCACGTGGAGCTTCTCAGCGAGGTCCCCGACGAGTGGGCGTTCAGCGAACAGTTCGTCAAGCAGGGCGTGGCCGAGGGCTGGATCACCTACCGGGGCGACGGCGTGGACTACGAGGTGCACCCCGACCCGCTCGGAGCGATGGGTAACAGCGGGGAGATCACGCTCAAGCTCCCGGGAGACACGCTGGTTCTCAGCCTGGTCAAGGACGGCGAGCCGGTCGAGGTGGCCTACCTCATCCTCGTGCCGCCGGTGCCCGTGGGCTACAGGGCCGTGGACGAGAGCGAGCCCCTGGGCCTGCGTGCCAACCACGACTTCAAATGTGAGGCCGTCAAGTGAGCGGCCTCAACGTCGTGGCCAACATCGCCCTCGGGCGCTTCGTGGAGAAGATCGCCGACGACGCGACCAAGATTCTAGTGTTGCTGCTGAGGGTGGTGCAGGCTGACGCCACATTGCGCGACCACGACGACCTCGCCGCCGCGCTCGGAGCCAACACCGAAGCGAACTTTACGAACTACGCTAGAAAGACGGGCATCACCGCCACCATCATTGTGGACGACACCAACGACCGCGTCGACGTGGACATTCCCGATCAGACGTGGCTCGTGGCTGGGGGCGCGACGAACAACGGCCTCGTCAAGCTGGGCATCGCATACGAGGAGTCGGCCTCCGACGCCGGACGGGTTCCGCTGACGTGGCACACCTTCGACGTCACCACCGACGGCTCGGACCTCGTGGCGCAGATCGCGGCGGCGGGCTTCGCCCGGGCGAGCTGAGGTGAGGGCGGGCGACCCCGCTCTCGGGAGCTAGATCTTGTCCTCCACGCCGGCCTTCCCCGTCACTCCCCGCCTCGGCCGGGCCATCCTGTCGGCGGCCACTACCGACCGCACCGGGGCAACGACGCCGAACATCAAGGACATCCTGACCGGGGCGGCCACCGGCACGCGCCTCGACGAGCTCGTGGTGCAGGCAGACGGCGACCCGGCCGACTGCACGATCCTGTGGTTCATCCACAACGGAACCGACTACCGACTGTTCGACGACTGGGACATCGGGGATGCCGCCGCAGCCTCCACGACGGTGTCCGGCTACCGCGAGCGGCGGACGTACGCGAACCTGTGGCTGCCCTCGGCTTCCTTCAAGATCGCGGCCGCCATCACCGTCGCCCCCACATCGGGCAACGTCAACGCCTGGGTCCTGGGGGCTGATTTTTGAGTCTCGCAGAGATTACGACGAAGCGTTGTAAGCGCTGTGGCTGTACTAAATCGCTTGATGAATTTCATCGGCATCCAAACCCCAAAGATCAGCGGCAAACGCGATGTAAGAGCTGTGCGCTCGAAGCTGCTAAGGAACACTACGCACTCAATCGCTATGACCGCATCGCAAAGCAGCGTATATGGGCAGAGGCCAATAGGGACAAGGCGCGACGATATCGTCAATCCTCTAGTTTGCGGAAGAAGTACGGGCTCACACTTGAGGACTATGAAGGGATGTTGGTCAAACAGGATGGCAGATGCGCGATCTGCCAAACGCGGGAACCTGGAAGACGAAACTTTTGGTTCTGCGTGGATCATGACCACCTGACCGGCCGTGTTCGGGGATTGTTGTGTTGTGCCTGCAATGATGGGTTAGGTCGATTCCGTGATTCATCTGCGCTGCTTCTCGACGCGTTCCGGTATTTGGCGGCCGACTTCTAGTGCTCGGGTGAGCGTGTGCCGCTGCCCGGCCTGTTCGACGTAGTCCGCCCGGACGCCACGCTTCGACTCCAAAACATAGTGGTCTTGACGTCCGGCACGCGCTACGTCCGTCCGAAAGAAGTCTCGGCCCTGGTTGTGGAGGCAATCGGCGGCGGCGGCGGCGGCGGGGGTGGTGCCACTGCCGCAGTGAGTGCTTCGGCCGGCGGCGGGGGCGGCGGCGGGGCCTTTTCGCTCATCTGGATTCCCGACCCGCTGCCTTGGTATGCCTACGCCATCGGGGGAGGCGGGGCCGGGGGGGCGGCGGGCAACAATAATGGAGTCGCAGGCGGAGATACGACCTTCGGTTCACCATCGGTGTGCACGGCTAAAGGCGGTGCGTTCGGAGCGGGAAGCACCGCCGGCACGACGGTCAATCTAGCGGTTGGAGGTGAAGGCGGCGATGCTGCGCTTGGGGTCGGTACGCTGCTGCTCGCGGGCAGTGGCGGAGGATGTGGCACCACGCTCAGCGGATCCTTAGCCAACACCGGAGCCGGGGGTGCCGCCGGTCGGGGAGGGGGGATTCGCAGGGAGCGCACGGCGAGCGGTAACGGGCTCGCCGGCAATCAGTACGGCGGCGGAGGTGGCGGAGGCAGCGTGCTGAGCGGGTCTGGCGCCGCTGCCGGGGGCGCAGGTGCCGCCGGAGTCATCGTGATCTACGAGTACGGCCCGGAGTGCTGATGGCGGGAACCGTCGTAAACCAAGGCCTGGTCGTCGACTCGCTCACCAACGCCCAACTGTTCGGTCTGCTGCGCCCGTGCGCCGTCACCGACCTGGCGCTGGTCTTCCAGCCCGTCGTCGTGTCCATCTCGCAGGCCCAGGAGACCGACACGGCCCAGGCGATCACGATTGCGCGCGTGCTGGCCGTCGGGCAGTCCACCGAGGCGGACGTTGCCCAGTCGGTCACTCCGCTTCGCGTCGAGGCAATCGGGCAATCCACCGAGAGCGACACGGCCCAGGCCGTGGCCGCCGTGCGCGCGGTGCCGCTCGCGCAGGCCGAAGAGGCGGATTCGGCGCGCTCCGTCGCGCCGCTGCGCCTGGAGCATCTGGGGCAGGTGACGGAGATCGACTCGGCGCAGGTCGTCACGGCCCAACGCGTTCTGCCGACAGCCCAGGCCACGGAGAGCGACCAGGCGCAGGCTGTAACGCACTACAAGTCCGGCCGGGTGGGCACGGCCATAGAAGCCGATCTGGTCAACGCCGTGCGACCCGTGCGCTTGAAGGTCTTCGCCCAGGCCAACGAGACGGACGTGGCGCAGACGGTGCGGCCCGCTCACGTCCTGGGCATCGCGCAAGTCCTGGAAGCCGACGTGGCCCAGCTCATCAAGGCCGTCCGCGCCGTGTCCCAGGCCAAGGAGACCGACTTCGCGCAGATCATCACGCGCGGATTGGGGGGTCAGGCGGGGACGGCTACGGAGCAGGACGCAGCCACGGTGATCGTCGTGCTGCGCCGCCTCGGTCTGGGCACGGCTCTCGAAACCGACACGGCGCAGTTTCTCGGCCCGCAGCACCGGGTCGAATTGGAGGAGGCGGTCGAGGCCGACCTCGCGCAGACGATCCGCTTTTACGTCTCCGTGGGGCGGGCGCTGGAAATCGACCACGCCATCGGGCTCGTCGTGGCCCAGGCCCGGTGGTCATTCGGCGCCCCGTTCGCGAAGTGGTCTGTTGGGCCGCCTCGCCTCAGCCGTATCGAGCAGGAGGAGCAAGAGAAATGGCTCGTGGGCCTGCCCGTCCTATAGTTGAGGCGTGCTGATTCTTTCGTCCCTTTCCTCGGAGTTCGTGAAGGTTCCCGTGCGGGCCGAGGAGAACGGTGCGGTCGTCAACCCGACGGCGGACGTAGTCGAGCTGGCGTTCGCCCCCGGGCTCACCGAGCCGGCCGGCACGGCGTGGAACGTCGCCGAGTGGGAGACGGCCGGGGCAGACTACTTCGCCCGGATCGTCGTGGGTCCGCTGGGCGTGGTCCTGGCCGAGGGCGACTGGGGAGTGTGGGTCCGGGTGACCGACACGCCTGAGCGCCCCGTGCATCGGGCGGGGACTCTGACGATCACATGAGCCCGATCACGCCCGTGCCGATCCTGACCGTCCCCGAGCTCGAGCGCTACATGAGGGCGTGCTTCTCGGAGGAGGACAACGTAGAGGCGGCGGTCGTAATCGCCGCCGTGCAGTCCGAGCTGGAGGCCAAGCTCGGGCGGCCTGTCATGGTACGCAGCTTCGTGGACGTCATCGATCTAGGCCGGCCCGCGTGGAGCGAGTTCGTTTTCCTACGTCCGAACCTGTACCTGCCCAACACGCCGGTCAAATCCGGCACGCTCGTCGTCGAGGCGGACGGCGTCACGCAGGATCTCTCGGTTGAATGGGTGCGCACCTGGGGTATTCGCGACTATCGCGGGGCTATCGGGACGGACGGCACCGTGACCGCCACCTACGACGCGGGATTCGACGGCCGAGCGACGGCCAACGCTGCGCTCCTACTAGCCGTCAAGCGCGCCGCGCAGCGGGAGATGAGCTGGCGTGAAGATCAGACACAGGGCACGAAGCGAACCTCAGACGAGGGCTACTCCGTGGAGTCCGTGCAGCCCGAGGGCTTCTTCACCGCCGCCGAGCTCAACGGGCTCTCCCGTTACCGCCGCCGGCGGGTGAGCGCGTGAGGCTGGACCGCTTCGTGCTCGTGATCGAACGCGACGGCGAATCGCAGTCCAGCGACGCCGAGGGCGTCCCCGTCATCGAGCCCATGTCGAGCACGCGCGTGCGCGGCTCGCTGTCCATGCTCTCGGCGCGCGAGGCCTTCCGCGCGCAGCACTTCGGCGAGCACATCGAGGCGGCCGCCGGGGTGCCCAACGGGACGGCCGTGGACCACCGCGACCGCGTCGTGCTGGACGAGGCGCTGAATCCCTGCGCGCCATCACAGCTCGTCGGTTCATGGACGGTGGAGGCTGTGCGGCACACCCGGCCGCGACTGCGCTTGCTCCTGCGCCGGAGCGCGCACCCCTGATGCCCGACGACGTCTTCACGCGGGCAGGCCACAACATCGGCGTCGTGCTGCGCGCGGGCGTGGAGAAACCCGAGCCGCTCTTGAGCAAAATTGGCATCGAGCTGGTGAACCGCATCCGCGTCATCCTGAGCCAGCCGGGCTCTGGGCGGACCTACGCGCGCAGGGGAGTCGTGCACGCGGCCTCGGCCCCGGGCGAGCCACCGGCCACCGACACAGGAAAGTACAAGACGTCCTGGGACTGGCGCATCGACGGATCGGTCCTGAGCGTCGGCACGCCGGATGTGCGCGGTTGTCTGCTCGGAAGCCATCATCATCGCGTGACGACGACGCGCGGGAGCGTGCCGATCGGTCAGATCGCCGCCGGGGACCGCGTTCTTACCCAGACAGGAGAATGGCGCACCGTAGTCGGAACCAGTCGCTACAAGGCCAGTGAGAAGCCGAGCATGGTTACGCTGCGCGTGCAGGAAAGCGAGAGAGTTCAGCATCGACTTGAACTCACCCATGATCATCGGGTGCTCGTTGGTCGTGATGACCATAATGCTTGGATACCGGCTGGTCAGCTTCGCGTTGGAGACAATGCATATATTCGAGTGAGGCGGCCGACCAATCAGGTTCACTGGTCATGCGTCAATTGCGGAGGGCCTCGCAGGTATCATCAGGGACGCGCCCAGCGGTTTTGCTCAACGTCTTGCCGAACGACGTTCTATTGCAGAACTGGAACCAACCCTTCCATCGGGACTCGACGTACTTCGGCCGCTCGTCTCAAAATGAGGTTGCGCGCGTTGGCCAAACTCAAGGCCAGGCCTGAGCTGCATCCGTCGCGACTCGTAGCAGCCAGGGGCTACCAGACGAGCTACGAGTCCCAGGTAGAGAAATGGCTGGACGCACGGGGCGTGAATTATGAAAAACAGGTGCCCATCGGCTCCTGGATCGTGGACTTTCTTCTCGTGGACCGATTGGAGATCATCGAGGCTGACGGAGCCTACTGGCATCAGGATCAAGCGCGCGATCTGGTTCGTGATGCTGGCTTGCTGGCGGCTCTTCCGGGGGCGCGCATTACGCATTTGCACTTTCACGATCCCCGGTTCACGCCAAATCTCGATCCCGAACCTATGCCTGGAGTAACCTACGTCATCTGCAATCCCGGCCCGAGTTCATATGTTGACGGAACAGAATTTCGTCCAGCCTCGGTTGTGGATGTGGAAGCCTGGACGTATGAACCTAGTTCGCATCCGCGGGCAAGTGACAACGCTATGTTGTACGACATCTCGGTCGAAGGTGTTCACTCTTTTTTGGCCAATGGCGTTCTGATCAGCAACAGCTGGCTTGAGTTTGGAACTTCGCGCATGGCACCGCGTCCCCACCTGCGCCCGGTGGTGGAGGGCGCCCGCGAGAAGATCACCGAGCTGTTTGCCAAGGGCATTGCCGAGATACAGGAGCGAACGATCAGGACCCTGCGCGCATGAGCGACCCGTCCATTGGTGGGGCCGTCATCGGGATTGTGAGGGCCTCGGCCCTGGTCGCCACGCGCGTGTGGCGCTCGGACAAGATGCCTGAGCGCCCGAAGACCTTCCCCTACGTGACGGTGCTGGACATGATCTCCGACGCTCCGGGCCTGTCCGGGGACTGCGAGACGATGGCGCGCTTTCGGCTGGTGCAGGTGGACGTGTGGCAGCGCACCAAGGATGAGGATTTCTTGCTGTGCGAACGCCTGGTCGATATGCTGGACGGCACGGCCGTCGTGGCGGCACAGCGTGCCTGGCGGGTGAAGGTCGTCGATGCTCAGCGCCTGGACGATCCCGACGAGCAGATCATCCACCACGCCCTCACCCTGCGCATCGCGCACCGACAGCCCGTGGTAGCGGCATGAATGATCCGTTGCTGCTCGTGCTGCTCGTGCTGGGCTCCTACCGCGCCCAACGCCTTGTGACGGCGGACGACTGGCCGGGCGCGCTGTGGCTGCGCGATGCGCTGCAAGACCGTGCCATGGCGCAAGGCAAGCCACGTCGGGACGGAACGCCGGGAGGAACATGGGGGTATCTCTTGGCGTTCTTCACGTGCCATTGGTGTCTGGGGTCGCTGCTCGCCGTCGTAGTTACGCTGGCCGTCGATCGCTGGTGGCAGGGCTTAGGTTTCCCCGCGCTGTGGGCCAGTGCCGTCGCCGCCGGCGTGGGATTGCTCGGCGAGCTGATCGACGCATGAGACTGCTGCGCCTCAGACGCCGCCAGCGCCCCGTACAGGCCCCTGGGAGCTCCGGAACATGCGCGCGCGGCCACGACCTCACCAAGCCGGAAAACGTGCACAGGGGCCGTGACGGGTGCCTCCATTGCCGCGCGTGTTGGGCTGAGGTCGGGTTCCGCAATTCGACTCCGTTGACGCCCGGCTGAGGCGGTCGTAGTCTTCACTCGTCCGGAACGTGCAGATCCGGCGAGAGCAGGACCCCCGAGCAGGACGTTGGGTGCTGACCCGGCGAGAGCGACGGGCGCCAGTCCGATTCGTTCCCGCAACAGGGAGGTCAGCCAGTGGCCGTCCAGCACGAAACGACCCTTTTTGACGTATGTGATTTCAAAGTGTTCGAAATGCTGAACGATGTGCCCGGCGCATCGGCTGGTCCGTCCTACGGCCCCGCCATCGACGTGCCGGGCGTGGCCGCGTTCTCCGGCTTCGACCCGAACATCGTCTCCGCCGAGCTCAAGGGCGACTGCCGCGTCCTGGCGCGCCAGGGCCGCATCGACTCCATGCGTGCCTCTTTCACCTACGGCAAGCTCGCCCTGGACGTCCTTGACGCCATCTACACCGGCGAGATCTTCGACGCGGCGGGATACGCGGCCTTCCGCATGCTGGCCGGCGCGGAAACGAAGTACTTCAAGGCCGAGGTGGTCATCACGGGGGTGGACGTGGGGCTTACCGACGCCCGGGTGATCCTGTACAAGGCGCAGATCACCGGGGGGACGTTCTTCGACCAGACCACGGATAATTTCGGCCAGCCGAAGTTCGACGTCGACGGCATCGGGATCGACTCCGGCGACGAGGGTGCCGACTATCCGGCTGCGGCCAAAACGCTCATGGCCGACGTCGTTATCAACGGGTAGGCGCGCGATGACCGAGGAGCGGTTCCCGGCATCTGCCTATCTTCGCGGGCGACAGTGCAGCGTGCGGCTGCACGCGCTGGGCCAGGACGGCCAGCCCGATCCCGCGCTCGAGGCAGAGCAGGTGTGGTTCTCGCTGTCGAACAATCACATCGCGCGCATCGAGGAGGAATTCGGGGGCGTGGCGGCCTTCGACGAGGCCTTCACGGATCGGCCGACCTCGACCTTGCGGCGCTTCTTCGCCATCGCCTTCGGAGCCGAGGTGCCCGTGAGCCCCGATGCCCTGGACGCCGTCGGCGCCCGCATGATCGACGTCGAGCGCCCGGCGTACATGGCGGCCCTGGACGCCTCGTGGCACCTGGCGCACGGGATGGAGGAAGCCGATGCGGGAAAAGTGTGGGAGGGCCGACGGGAGCTGGTCAAAGACGGCCGGGAGAAGCTGCTGCGCGTGTTCGAGCGCCTGATCCGGGAGGCGGCGGACGCTACGCCTGGGACGTCTGGTGCCGCGCGTGGGCGCAGACGGGCCGACCGCTCGCCGAATTCTGGAGCCTGACGCCGGCGCAGGCGCGCGCGATCGTGAGGGCCTACGTCCCGGCGCAGGAGCCCGAGGAGAATGCGCCGCCGGACCCGCGCCGACGCGGGAGCATGGCCGACCTGCGGCGCATGGCTCAGCGACGGGGAATACGGGTAGTCGAGGGAGGCAGGGCATGAGGACGGGGGCCTAGAGTGGCTGGCTCGCTTAGCCTGCCCACCCTCGTTCAGGCCATCAAGCTCGACACGGGCGGCGTGACCAGCGCGTCGCGGGAGGCCGAGCAATCCCTGTCCAGAGCGGGAAGCGCCGCCGGGCGGCTCGACCGCGACGTCCGCAAGGCGGGGGAGGGATTCAAGCTCTCCAGCATCCTCATGGCCGTCGGGACCACGGCCATCGTCATCGGGCTCAAAAAGGCCGTGGACGCCGGAGTCAGCTACGCCGCGACGGTCCGCAACATCAAGGCCGTCACCGGCGGGACGGCCGAGGACTCCTCCAAACTCGCCTTCGTGCTGGACCGCGTGGGCATCGGTGCGGACAAGGCCGCGCGGCCGTTCTCGGTGCTCTCAAGGAACATTCAGCAGGGAGGTGACCGCTTCAAGCAGTACTTCACGGCGGCCGAGCTGGCCGATCTCAAGACGAGGTCGCTGATCCAGACCATTCCCCTGCTCCAGAAGAAATACCAGGCGCTCAACACCGCCCAGGAGAAGAGCACCTTCCTGACCAACGTGTTCGCTGATCGGCAGGGCAAGTTGCGTGCCCTGTTGGCATTGTCCGCCGAGGAATTCGGCAGGATCGCCGATGAGGCGAGCAAGTTCGGCCTCGTGCTCACCGAGCAGAACCTGCAGGCCTTCAAGCAGTTCGCTGAGGGTCAGCGGGCAGTGACGCAGGCCTTCAAGGGCCTGCAGGTCCAGGTGGGCGTGCTGACGCTTCCAGTCATGGAGCGCTTCAACGAGCTGCTCGTGAACGTGATCAACACGATCTCTACGGCGCCGGGACCCGTCAAGGAGTTCGCTGCCGGCGTGGGCCTGGTCGGCTTCGGGCTGCTCCAATTCGGTCAGGGAGCGGTGGCTGCCTTCCAGATCCTGCGCGGTGTCGTGAGCCTGGTGGGCAAGGCAGGTGGCGTCTTCCTGGACTGGGCAGGGAAAATTAGTGCGCCTGCGCAATCGCTGAACGCGCTGGCCGACAATGCCGATAGCGTCGCTGACGCCGTTTCGGGTGTGGAGCAGACGGTGGGCGTCGCGGGTGATGCCCTGGTAGGAGCCGATGTCGCAGCGCGTGCTGCAAGCCGGGGTCTAGCCGCAGCCGGGGGCGCAGCCGAGAGCGCAGCAGCTGGATTCAGCTTGGCTGGGGCTGCCCTGACGGGCCTGGTGGTGGTCGCTGCAGGGGTAGGGCTCGGTCTGATCATCAAGCAACTGCTCGACGCGCAGAAGGCGGCTGACGCCTTCGCCGACAAGATCGCCGGCCGAGGCGGGGATTCCATCGTCGCCCAGATGCGGGCGCTGGAGAAAGAGCGCGAGCGGCTGCGCAAGGCCACCGACACGTCGGATTTCCAACGTGGGCTGCGTGGAGTCGGAGCAGGCGGCACAGGCGGCATCGTCTTTCCACCTATTCCCTCCGATGCCGAGCAGCGCAGCGACGCTCTCACCCGCAAGCTTCAATCACTCAAGCAGGCGCAGATCGAGTCCTCAAACGCGGCGAACCTGAGTGCCAAAGAACTACGGATTCAAGGTGATCAATTCGAGGAGCTGAGTACTGTAATCGGGCGTACGGTCCAGATCATAGGATCCAGTGAGTTCGCCCAGGCGCGTCTGGAGAACGCGCTGGACGGAGTAGCAATCTCCTCAGAGGCGGGCCGCCGGGCCATCACTTCCTACGCCCAGGCCCTGATATCGGCCAGGCTGGCGGCCACGTCGGAGATCGAGTCCGACGCGGAACTCAAAAAGATTCGCGCAGAAGCTGCTGGCGCAGCCGTCGAGGCGGCGCTGAAGATCCAGGAAGCACAGGTTAAGGCCGCCGCTGCCGCCGATGAGGCGCGAGCCAAGCAGATCGCCGCCAACGCCGAACTGCTCTTCTCCTTTGACCTGCTGCGTGACAAGGCCAAGGAGGGCCTGGATGAGCTGATCTCCTCTACTCAGGCCAACACGGCGGATTTCCTCAAGTTCTTCGACGGCCTCACGCGCATCGCCGCTGCTGGGGCTCCGGTGCTCGCCCAACAGCTCGCGGCCATGGGGCCGAAAGGCGCCAAGGCCGTAAGCGACGCCGTCGCGCTCATAGGGTCGGATGTTGGGTTGGGCAAGCTTGAGGCGATCGCTGTCGCTGCCGCGCTGGCCGCCAAGCAAGGCGTGGACAAGCAGTTCAACACATGGCCGGTCAACTTCGCCGACAAGGCCGATCAGGCCGTGCTGTCCTTCGAGCAGGGATTGGCGCAGCTTCCTGACAAGGCCCGGGCGGCCATAGGCCCGCCGATCAAGGTCGAGATCAATACCGATGACGTGGATCCCAAGGTCGCACGGACCGTCCAGTCGCTGAATGACATTGGCCTGCTCAAGCCGCTGGTGCGGATTGCGCTCGATCCCGACGCGCAGGACGACTTCTCCCAATCCTTGTTGCAGACGCGCCTGAGTCTGCTCGGAATAACCGAGGCCCAATGGAACGTCATCCTCGCTACGGTCGCACCGCAACTTCGGGAGACCGGGGATGCCATCGACGCGACGGCGGCCAAGAAGCGCGAAGCAAAAATCGACACCAAGGCCCCGAATCTCTCGGCGACCAGCGCATCGATCGACGCCATTGCGAACAAACCACGCCGCGCGGGCATCAACGTCGGAGCAGATGTCGGCTCAGCAGCGAAGACCATCGCGGATTTCGTCAACAAGCCGCGGACGGTCATATTGGATATCGAGGCCCGCATAGGAGCATCAGTTGGCAGGGTCGTGGCACAAGTCGGGGCAGCACTGGTGCCCAAAAACAAGCACGCTGGCGGCCTGGTCATGCACGGTGGTGGCCCAGTCCCGCTCATGCATGCTGGGGGCCTGCGCGCCGACGAAGTCGACGTTCGCGTGCAGCGGGGTGAGTTCGTCGTCAACCGCGAGTCCACGCGCCGTCACCTGGCGCTGCTCAACGCCATCAATGCCAAACACAACGGGGGGCTCGTCGCGGCAGCCGCCCCGGCGCGTTCCTCAGAAACCCACGTCCATTTCCACGGGGGCACGTTCATCGGAACGGACATGAGTCGGGCGGGGCGCGACCTGTCGCGGGCCCTTGACGCCCACCGCCGGAGCGTGGGCTAAATGGCGCGCCTGGCCTCGGTCGGCTGCCGCCGTTGCCAGTCCGAGCCCCTGCGGCGGATCGGCACCCTGGCCATCGTGGTCGGCAACCACGCCGTGAGCTGGGACGCCGATCCTGCGTCCTTCGGTGTGCGTGGATTCTCGCTGGAGGGTTCGATGCGCGACTCTGCCCAGGCTCGCGCGCTGCTGGCGCTGGTGGACAACCCGGAGCGGCGCGTCGGGGTGGCGGGGACGGTCGGCGTGCTGGAGTGGCTGGACGCCGGCGACGAATACGCAACGATGCGGGGCTGGGTCTTGTTGCAGGGCTGCACCTACGAGGACGGGCCGCGTTCGGGGGACGGGGATTTCGACTTCGGCCCCTTCCGCCTGCGCGGTGCTTCCCTGGGCTGGCGCCACGAGCCGGTCATCGTGCGGGGCTCCCGTGCGCTGCCCAATGCCTACGGTCTGACTCCACGCGCCGTCGTGGTCCAGCCCTTCTGGGGACCGAAGATCGGGGGCGAGCCCTTCTCCGCTGACCCTGGAGGCGTTCCCTTCTCGCGCGAATACGACGCGAATACCGGGATGCACCTGGCCGACATCGACGTGCCGGAGGCGCGCAACCTGCGCCTGAACGTGGCCACCATCGGGACGTCGGACCCCATGGACAAGGTCGTGCGCTTCGCCTTCGAGCACGCCAAGACCCCCCCGGAGTGGGCGGTGCTTCGAGGCGGTGAGTGTCGCGCGTATGACCGCCGCGAGCAGGAGTTCCTGTTCGGCCCGGGCCCTGCGCCGCTGGTCCCGACCGACCTGCTGGTCGGCAACGGATTGGTTCGCCTGTGGTGCGGACAGTGGGGAGGTCCGGCCTACGTCCAGGTGCAGGCCTTCGCCGCCGGGGCCTGGCGCGAGGCCGGCTGCCTGTGGATCAACGGTCGGGACCTGACCTCCACGGTCATCCGGGCCCGGCTGGGACGCGTGACGCCGGACGCCGTCACCCTCGTGCTCGACCTGGACGGCGGGCTGGGACCCGTCCACCTGAGCCTGCGGCGCGGCGAGCGGATGATCCATGTCCGTCACGGCGAGGGCATCGGCCCCGTGGATGCCCGCACGCGCGTCCTGGAATGGACGGGCGTCCCGCCCTACAGGCTCGTGGACGGAACCGGCTCCATGCCGACCCCCGTCACCGAGGCCGGGCGCTTCGGGCGCGCCTACCGCGATCCGTCGGCCGGACGCTTCGGGTGGTACGTGCGCCAGATCGACCCCGCCCACTTCGGGGCGTCGATTTACTGGGCACCGGACTCCGACTCCGACGCCCAGCCGGACTCGGACCTGTTCACCTTCCGCGACGAGGACGGCGTCGTCGTGATGCGCCTGCACTGGGAGGCCTCCAGCAAGCGGCTCAAGCTCGACCATCTGCCGAACACCGTCCTGGCCTCCGACGTGCTCAACTTCCCGGCCGGGCGCTGGATCTACGCCTCCGGGCATTTCGCGGACTGCGAGGGCCTTGGGCTCACGTGGGACGCCGGGGCGCAGATCGTCGGCGACACGGCATGGGGAGACGGCGACTGGGGGGACGGAGTGTGGGGGGGCTCGCAGGCCGTGTCGGGCATCTCGTCGGTCCTTGATGCTGGCAACCGGGACCCGGGCACGGCACACGGCCGCCTGGACCTGCTCGTGCTGGGCCACGCCAACGGGCTGCTGGACGAGGTCGTCGCCTACGACGGCTGGCTCACGCCCGCCGAGCGCGTGGCCGTCGCCGCCCAGCCTACGCCGTACTCCGGCGCGCCCGACCCGGAGGGCAAGGCCGTCCTGCGACTGCACTTCGACCTCGAGCCCGCGACATTCGGGTCGGCCGTGATATCCGGGCGTCGCTACGAGACCACGACCGAGGGCGGGACCACGGCCCAGCCGATAGGCGGAGGCCTGCTGCGAACGGTCATGTCCCTGGACGCCGGGGCGACCGCCACCGGGACGGGCCTGCGCCTGCTCCAGTTCGGCGCGACCACCTCGCGAATGGGGGCGGCCCTGACCCTTCCGGCCGCGGAGGACGACGTGGCCGACCATCACAACCAGCTCGCCGCCGATTCCTTCCAGCAGGTCCGCGCGCGCTAGATGCCGAGCATCACCGAGGCCCTCATGGAGCCCGGCTCCTTCGAGGTCGAGTTCTCCCGCGACCCGATCCTCGAGGACGAGATGGTGGCGGGTCGGCACCTGCGCTTTTATCAGGACGGCGAGCTCGTCTACTCCGGGGTGATCCTCTTGGTGGATCGCCGGCGGGCCAAGGTGTTCGTCACCGGCCGGGGCCCGTCCTGGTGGCTGGGCGCGGCTGAGCGCGGCCCGGTCATCGACTTCCTGCGCCTGTGCGCCGCGACCAACCGCCTTTCAAACGGCGCCTTCGAGCTCGGCGAGAACTATTGGCGGCTGGCGCAGGACTCGCTGTGGAGCGTCGGGGAGGAAGGAATCGGCGAGGTCGGATCGGCCGGGGCTCGCACGACCGGGAGCTATCCGAAGGAGGATCGCCTCTCCTCGGCCGAGGACTTCGAGGCCTTCCCCGGCGACGTCATGATCGCCACGGTCCGCGCGCGGGACACGGGCGCTGCGTCCGTTCTGCGCCTGAGGGTGATCTACGGGGGCCGCATCAACCATCCGAACCTGCTGGCCGATCCGAGCTTCGAGAACTTCGGCGCCTGGACGACCTCCATCGACCCGGAGGGCAACGCCGTGGACGGCGACAGCGGCGGCGTGGTCTTTTCTGCCCAGGCCCGCACGGGCAACAAGCTGCTGCGCCTGGGACCCATTCCCAAGTCGCAGTACATCGAGAACCCGGGCTTCGAGACCGGCGACCTGTCCGGCTGGGACTACGTGCCCTCAAACGGCAACGTCGACGTCGTGTCGGGCAGCCAGCACAGCGGTTCCTACCGCTGCCGCCTGTTGCCGGGCGGCTTCGACACGCCGGGGGTATGGCAGGATTTCTTCGGCCCGGAGGCCTCCGACCAGCTCCGCTTCCGCGTCTACACGAATCCCGGAGGCCCCGTTGAGCAGCTCCAGTTCCAGGTGAACTGGTATGAGGGGGGCGAATTCCAGACCGACATCATCCACGAGAGCCCGGGCTGGGGCGGGGAATACCACCGCTGGTCGGAATACTGGACCGTCCCCGACGACCACGACTCCGGGACCCCCATACGCGTCACCCTGGCCGTGGATTTGGTCATGTCCGGGACGGCCACGTGGTCGGTGGACGACTGCATCGTGGAACGCGTCAAAGGCAACCAGCGCTATATGGAGCAGCGCCGCGACACGCTGCCGAGCTTCGACGGCTTTCCGGTCATCCCCGAGCGCACCTATCGCTGCGGAACGTGGGTGCGCTCGGCCCCGGAGGTCCGCAACGGCGAGGTGTGGCTCCAGATCGTGACGACGAACTCCAACACGGGCGCCGTCGAACTGTACGAGACCCAGCACCAGGCCAGCACCGACGACTCGTGGGTGTTCATAAGCCTCGACGTCACGCCGACCTCCGGGTTTGACACCATGCGCTTCGCCGTCTGGGGACAGGACATCTTCGGCGGTCCGTTCTACGTGGACGACGCGCAGTGCATCGACACCGACCCGAGCTCGTTGACCGTCGAGGGCCGCGCCTATCCCGGCTTCGGCGGAGGCGGCTTCGCCACGCGGGCACTGACCTCCGTCGTCCCCGACGGCGCGGACACCATGCGCTACGAGCTTGCCGCAGACCGCGACGTCGACGGGGGCTGGACGGTGGATACCTGCGTGCTGCGCCGGGACTGCGTCCCGGCCGACGCGGCGACCGTCGTGGCGCTTTTGGCGTTCACCCCGCCGGCCTTCTTCGGCAGCGAGCAGATCCTTCTCGGGGGACTCATCGAGGCGGCCGGCCCGATCCTGTTCGACCTCACGGTGCGCAACATGACCCACCGGCGCCTGCTGGACGAGATCTCCCGCTCGGGCATGGTGCTGCCGCAGCGCGAGTGGCGCGTGAATCCCGACTTCACGCTGGACTGGGGCCTGCCCTCCAGCATCTTCGTTGACCGCACGGGCGTGCTGCTGGTCGAGGACGACGTCTGGGTGCGCGGCGAGCCCCGGTGCGCGGACGACTCCGAGGAGTTCTGCACGCGCGCGCGGGTCATCGGCGCCGAGCGCCGGACGCTGCACGAGGGCGCGCCCATCCTGGTCCGCGGAGAGGCGACTAACTCGGCCGGTGCCCGGCGCTTCCCGGCCGGAGGCGTCATGTCGCGCACGCACCTGGTGGAGGATTCCGGCGTCGACCACGCGGCCTATGCCACCGACCTCGCCGCCCAGATCGCCGCGCAGGACGCCGCGCCCGCCCGCCTGCTGGACCTAGAGGTGAACAACTGGGACACGCTCGGGGCATTCGACGTCGGGGACTGGATCTATCCGTGGCTGCCCGTAGCCGGATGTGAGGATCCTGCAAATCCCGTTCCCTATCGCGACGGCGAGGCGTATCCCATCCGCCTGCGCGTGCTGGAGCGAACGCGGCGATTGGGCGAGGGCAGCTTCGAGTGCTACCTGCGCCGGGAGGACGGGACGGAACTCGATGTCTCGGCCTTCGCGCTGTGGGAGGAGGTCACGACGGGCTCGCTGCAGGTCGGGGATCCCGTGCCCGATTTCATCCGCAACGAGCAGGCCGGGGCCGTGACCAAGCAATACCTGCGTTTTCGCGGACGACTGGCCGACGGATGAGTGTGCTGGTCCCCGGCCGATCCTAGAATCAGGAGGACGCCATGCCCAGATTCGACTATGCGACTCCCCTGCTCGGTGCGCCGGGGCCCGGCTACGCCGGCGACGTGAACGAGGGGCTGGACGAGATCCGCACCAAGGTGGTCGGATTCCTGCAAGGCACGGCGGCTTCACGCCCGGCACCCTCGGCCGACAACCAGGGTTACCTGTACTTCGCCACCGACTCCGGCGAGCTGTCCTACAGCACCGGCACGGCATGGACGGCCAACCTGATCGGCGGAGGCGTCGGCGGCACCGCCCCCTTCTTCTATCCCACCACCTACGACCCGGCCTGCGGCCCGGCCGCGACGGGCGCAGTGAATCTGGCGGCCATCCAGGCCGCCTGCGACGCCGCGGCGACGGCAGGCGGCGGGCTGGTCGTCCCGCCCGCCGGCGTGCTCACGGTCAATCCGTCGATCACGCTGGACCACTTCGTCTGGCTGCTGCTGTCGGGCACGACCCTCAAGCACGGCAACCCCACGGTCGGGCCCCCGCCCTCGCCGATCATCCTGGGCAAGCTCCGCATCACGACCGGCACCATCGCGGCGGGGTCCAAGACCCTCACGGTGGCCTCGGCTACGGGGCTCAAGAAGGGCTGCGCCGTCCAGGTGAGGGGGGCCGGCGGCCCCTCGGAGAACACCATCACCGCCCTCACGCTCGCCCTCGGGGCGGCCGACACGGAGGCGGTCGTCGACAACGCCGTGCCCTGGGGCACGGACAGCTCCCGCATCATCCGCTGCGAGAACGAGCTCATGACCTACACGGGCCACAGCATCGGGACGCCTACCACGCTGAACAACCTCGTGCGCGGTGCCTTCGGATCGACGGCGGCCTCCCACCCCGCCGGGGCCACGGTGCGGGCGGCGCTCCCGCTTTACTCGCGCATCGCCGACATATCGGGGACGACCCTCACGCTGGAGGACGCCGCCGTGTACGGGGTCACCAACGTCTCGGGGCCGGGAGTCAGCGTCGGGGCGCTCGAGGCCGGCGTGATCGGGGGGCGCCTGGACGGCGCCCGACCGAGCCTGGCCGGCAACCAGGTGCAGGGAATGCGTTTCGACGCCGCGGCCAACTGCAAGTTCCTGGGCATGGACGACGTGGGATGCGGGCTCAACGGGATCGCCTTCGGGCGCGGCTGCGTCGGGTGCGAGGTCATTGGCGGGGAGTCCCGCGACACGGGCGCGCCGGACGCCGGGATCGGGTTCTCCATCGTCATCTTCTCCGGCTCCCACGGCAACACCTGCTACGGGCGCAAGTTCACCGGCCAGTCCATCGCCCCCATCGCCGTGGACGACCGATCGGTGAGCCACACGGACAACGACGCCGCCGTGTTCGGCAACGTGGTCGAGGCCTGCGATATCGACACCGACGAGCAGGACGCGACGCGCTGGGCGATCCTGATCTCCGGCGCCAAGGGAAACATCTTCCGCGCCAACAAGATCCGCCGTTCGCAGCTGCCCATCTACGTCGTGGCCACGCAGGGCAACGTCCCCGTCCCCGTGACCGACAACCTCATCGAGGGCAACGTTCTGGAGGACTGCGCCGACGTGATCGTGCTTGCCGGCGGCATCACCCAACAGGACGGCGAGTGCTCCGGCAACGTCGTGCTGAACAACATCGGCATCGGCACGACGCCGCGCTCCCTGGTCGCCGAGCGCCACGGCGCGCACGACAACAAGATCGCGGGCAACGAGCGCAGCGGCATCTACGACCTGCTGTCGGGGGGTCGCCTGCAGGTGCTCATACCCTCCGAGGTCCCGGCGGGGGCCCTGGTCCACGACGGCCGGGTACTGCTGGAGGCCAACGGGGTGAGGGCGAGGCCGATCACGTCCGGGGCCACCGACGTCGACGGCCTCGTGGCGACGACTTCCAGCGCCGGCTTCGCGGCCAACGCCCTGGCGCTAGTGCTCGCCCTCGCCCACCGCCCCATCACGGGCGATCCCAGCATTCCCCTGGTCTCCGGCGGGGGCATGAGCGGTTGGAATCACCACGCCAGCGTGCTGTTCGGCATCGCGGGCCAGCGCCACCGCCTCTCGGTTCACCGCGCCCTGCAGGCCTCGCCGGGGATCGCCGCGCCCATAACGATCACCTATCCCGAGATCGAGGACGCCGTTGCCTGGTCGGTGCTGCAAGCCCTGGGAGTAAACACGTCCGGCACCAACGGTGCGGGGGCCATAGCGCAGGCGCCTACGGCCACGGGGACCGCAGACCTGCTGAACGTGCCCATGGCGGCCTTCGCCTCCGGGGCGAACGCGTGCTTAGCGGCGTTTGGGCACGTGAGCTCTGAGGTCTTGGCCCCGGACGTGGACTTCGAGGTACTCGCGTCCGAGCCGACGGTGCAATTGCGCCTGATGGACGAATGGCTGCGCGGCCCGGACACGAATCCGACGGCCACGCGCGTGCCCGTCACGCTCCCGAACTGGGGAGCGCTGGCCCTCGAGCTCGTTGCCGCGACCCCGACCGTGGAAAACCTCGTGTACTACCAGCACGGGCAGCGCTTCCGGGTGATCGGGACGGCATTCTGATGACGCCGGACACGCTACTGGCGAGCTACTTCCTGCAGGCGCGCTACACGGGCGGTGCGCAGTCGAAGATCTCCCGCATCGTCATACACGATGAGGAGTATCGGGAGGGACCGGACTCCGCCGAGCGCATCGCCCAGTACTTCCACACCATGCCCGATGGTCGAAAAGCCAGCGCGCACTTCACGTGCGACTCGAACTCGATAATTCAATGTGTGAAGGAGAGCGTCGTCGCCTACCACGCGCCGCCGAACGCTGACTCCATCGGGATAGAGCACGACGGCTACATGCACCAGACGCGGGAGGAGTGGCTGGACGCGGCGCACGGCGTCCCCATGCTCAAGCTCTCGGCGAAGCTGACGGCCGAGCTGTGCAAGCGGCACGGGATTCCGATCCGCAAACTTTCGTGGGCTGATCTGCGGACGGGCAAGAAGGGCATCTGCGGCCACGTCGACGTGAGCAACGCATTTCATAAGACGGACCACGGCGATCCCGGCGCGGGCTTCCCGTGGGATTGGTACCTCGAATGGGTGAGGCTGGCAGGAAAGGAGGTCTTCGACGTGTTTTTCATTCCACCGGGCACGAACAAGCTCTACGCCGTCGTGGGCAGCGTGAAGCGGCGGCTGGCTCCGGGCAAGGCGGGAACGGCGCAGCGCAAAGCATTGGAAGGTGCGGGTGTAAAGATCATCACCGGCGAGCAGGCCGCAAGGCTGGACGAAGCGTTTCCGGAGGGGACGTGAGCTGTGAGAGATGCCAATGACCGCGAGTTTGCTGATCGCAGAGGTGATCTCGATGTCGAATCAATCGGTCCCTTCGAGCGGTTCCCTCTCGTTGTGAACGGCTGGACGGTGCCCCATCTCGAAGCTCAGAACAAACGCGATGGTGGCGTGTACGTCTCACTCGATAACCGGTTCGGCCTGGACTTGCCCGACGAGTTGGCAGGGCCGGTCCTCTCCTTCATGGCCAATGTCGTGGCAGTCGCAATGGGTTATCCGTGTCATCCGAGACGCGGCGAAGAACCGCCGCAATCCTCTCCACCATGGCACCGGCTCAGTCCGTTGCCGATGCTTGATCCCCGAGGAGCGGGGGACGCATGAGAATGTTCGCTGAAGCCGAACGTCTGCGATATCGGGAAACACTAGAAGCCATCCTCGACGAACTGACTCGACCTACCAAGAAAGCTGTGGCCAAGGTTGTGCGTATGGCGCGGTTGGCCCTAGTGGACGTACCAGCGGACCACTCATCCGGTGACCTGGACAAGGTGTTTCCAGAAGGCACGTAACGCGACTTCATGCCTACACGCACCGTCACCAACACCGAACTGGGGCACCGTTTGGACACCGTAGAGAAGGCCGTGGAGCGGTTGCACCACAAATGGGATGACTTTGTGGCCAAGTCCCTAGAGGAACAGGTGAAGCAGTTGCGTAGCGATATCAACGATCTCAAACGGTTCAGAACATGGCTATTGCAGACGGTGTTCGTCGTCGTGTTCCTCGGCGGGTTGGCATCGGTCATCGGCTGGGCGGTGTCGAGGTGACTGAGACGAAGACCTGTGCGTGGTGCGATGGAACCGGCGAGAAGCTAGGCGTCTGCGGCTGGTGTGACGGAACAGGTATCCAGAAGCCGAGTTGGTCTGGCGGCGGCGGTCCTGGTGAACATCGGACTTGCGGCCCTATTCGGGCTTGGTGCTACGAGTGCCGGGAATGGTGTTACGCCAGAGATGACGACCCAGTGTGGCGATGTGCGTGCTGTCCGCTGACAGCCGATCCGGTGACGACGCATTGAGAGCGCTGCGCTCACGTCTGCGCGGCCAAGTCCGCCTAGGGCGAGCGGTCATCGTCGTGCTGGCCGCTGCCGCCGTGGCCCTGGGCTGGTTGGTGGGCTCGCAGACCTCTCGCGTCGGTCAGGTCGAGAACCAGGCCGAGCAGGGACGGCAGATGATCCGCGAGAACCGCGAGCGCATCGGAGGGCTGACGCGTGAACTCGGTCGAGCTGCCTCGATCGGCGAGCTGAGTCAGCTCATCACCGTCATCGAGCGCCTGACCGGCGCGCAGGACGCAGGCAACCGGGAGGAGTTCGTTCCGTCCGGCGAGGCTGAGCCCAGTCCCTCGCCTGCGCGAACGGCGTTCCCTCGGCCCCGGCCCTCCCCGCCGCTGAACCCGCTTCCCGAGCCCACGCCATCCCCCGGCACCCTCAAGCCGATCCTGTGCGCGATGTTCCCGGACACGATGGCGCTGATCGGAGTGAACTGCCGCAGCGACACGTTCATCGTGTGTGACTTGGCGGGGCTCTCGTGCCCGGCTCCGCCCAGGCCTCCGTCCCCGCCGCGATGAATTGAGGCACCCCGGTCCTCCGCCGTCAGGTAACGGGCGGACGGACTCCCTTTACGGGTGTACCTACGCTATGTAAGATGTACCTACGTGCCTAACTCACCGAAGACGCCCAGCCGCAATGTTCGCGTCCCTGATGACGTGTGGGATGCGGCCAAGACGAAGGCAGCCAACCGTGGCGAGAGTGTCACGGACGTCATCCTTCGCGCTCTTCGGAGGTACGTGAAGGAAGAGAGAGAGGATCAATCGTGAACGGCATGGGCGGCTGTAGCTCAATCATCGCGATAGAGCGCCGACTTCCCCGGCCCGCTGGCAGGGCACAAGCAGGGGTTCTAGGTGGTCGGAGATGGGGTAGCCAGCTAATCCCCCAGCCGCCCATGTCCGTTGTGTCGCAGTCAGAGGACGTTTCCTGATGGCCAGTCAGAAAACCGAGCGAGACCGTCTCTTGGACGTTGGATTCAAGGTACTCGATGACTTCAACGACGCGAACTGTCCTCACTGTGGCAGCGACGATTGCTACCTCAATGACCCCACGACCAACGGATTTATCTGCGAGAACACCAACAAGCACATCCCGGCGGATGACGACTACCGGGCAATGGCTGCTCTACTGCTTGATGCCTGGCTCCCCATGCTCGGCGTCACATTACCAACGGACGCGAAATGACCCCTGTGCACATCTGCCCTGTCTGCTATCAAGAACCGGCTGTAGGCCACCATCCGCTATTCCATCGGATAGAAGAACGACTATCCGCTCTTGAACGGGAACTTGTTGCCCCAGAGTCGAAAGACCGGGTGCGCTGCAAGCTCTGTGGGTGGATCGGCTGGGCACATGCCGACGACCAATGCGAACGCTGCGACGTGGCCGGGGAGTTTGAGGCAGCGATGGATTCGTCTGTTGCCAAGGGACCACCGAAAGCGCCAGATATGGTTGGCGGCTTCGAGGACACTCGGTCGGCGGGTACGGGCTCCGGTGATGGCGCCCCCGGAACGTCGAGAACCCCGCAGGGTCCCTTGTCAACGGACTCCGCGTCAACGGACGCGGAGGGATGAAGGTTGGCTCCCTCTTTTCGGGAATCGGAGGGCTCGACCTTGGGCTTGAGCGGGCCGGCATGGAGATCGTCTGGCAGTGCGAGAGCGACCCCTATTGCCGCGCCGTCCTCCGAAAGCACTGGCCCCACATCGAACTCTTTGGCGACGTGCGGACCCTCTACGCTCCCCGAAGGGTTGATCTCATCTGCGGCGGTTTCCCCTGCCAGCCAGTCAGCCAAGCTGGACGTCGACGAGCCCAGGCTGACGATCGTTGGCTCTGGCCCGAGATGGCCCGTGTTCTTCGGGACCTACGACCCCGCTATGTCCTTGTGGAAAATGTCCCAGGGCTCCTTGCTCGAGGAATGGGAGACGTCCTCGGAGACCTGGCCTCCCTCGGGTTCGATGCAGAGTGGGAGAGCCTTCCGGTTGCCGCGTTTGGTGCCCCGCACTTACGAGACCGGGTGTTCATCTTCGGCTATCGGCCGCCCGAGACTGTTGGACGGCCCGGAAAGCAACGGCGGGTTTTGGCCGACACCGAGAGCGGTGGACAACGGCCAGATCAAGACAACCCGGACAGATCCTCGGAACAAAACCTCGAGTCCGTCTCTCAGCGAGGCAGCGCAGATGTGGCCTACTCCCAAGGCGAGCGCAGCGAACTACGGCCGACCGCGGGAGAGCGACTGGGGGGATCTCCAAGCGGCCGTGTTGTGGCGCACACCCCAAGCGCGGGACGGGGACCAGAGGGGGCCGAGCTCGCCCGAGCGCAGAAAGGAGCAGGGACATTCGGTGTCCCTGCACGATCAGGTTGGTGGGCAACTGAACCCGACGTGGGTCGAGTGGCTCATGGGATTCCCTCTCGGGTGGACCGTCTTAGAGCCCTCGGAAACGCCGTCGTCCCGCAAGTCGCGGAATGGATAGGAAGACGAATCATGGCAGCGGACGAACGCTCATCGGAGCGGGAGGGGCGATGAGGAGCCCATTGGCGGACATCGGAAGTCCGGCCACGGTGTTCAGCCTGGACCGTCCCGGCACCCAAGGTTGCCTACGCGAACCCGTCGAGGGCGGCTATTGCGCGCTGCTCTGGGAATGCGACCACGCTCACCGGACAGACGACGCGGCGCTGGACTGTGCGCGGAAGGAGTTCGACCGCCGGCGCACCGAGATCATCGCAAACGCTCCGCCCGATTCCTGGTGGCTGGCAGGCAACAATTCAGCGGATGAACGGTCATGGGACGAGGGAGGGGCATGAACCCGTATTCGGCAGTACGGCGAGGAGCTCGATTCTTAGACCGGGAACTGCCCCGGTGGGCCGAGATCATCGACCCCAGCCTGCTCATGATGAACGACTGCTATCGGTGTGTCCTTGGGCAACTCTTCCGAAACTTCGACGCAGGACTGTGTAATCAATCGGTCCATCCCGCAGAGCGCGTTGTGTGGCTCCGAGACTGGCACAGCAGCCTGACCGTCCATGAGCGGTGCTACGACGTGTATCAGGCCGTTGCGGTAGTTTCTCACGAGACCGATGGCTGACCAGTTCGTTCATCTGACAAACGTGGAGGGCAAACGCCTTGCTCTGGTGGCTGCGTGCATCGATTTCGTACTTGAGGGACATGAGGAGGAGAAGAACGGCGAGAAGCGAAGGGGCACGCTCGTCGGGACGCACGGGCAGTTTCACCTGGTCCGAGAGTCCTTCGCTGAGGTCGTCTCGTTCGCCAACGAGAAGGCCCAGATGATCCGAACGCTAGCGGCTGACACGATCGTGGAAGGGCTCAAGGATGACTGATTCAACGGACTTCAGGTCCTATGACTGAACGCACGTACTCCAGCCCACTGCTCGTTGGCCCGCTCTGGTGGCGGCTCTGGTGGCGGGTGCGGAATCCATGCTGGTGCAAGTGCCAGGGGGTCGTTCCGAAGTTCGATTGCCCACGGCACCGAACGGAGACGCGAGGGTTCTGCGCCAAGTGCAAGCGGTACGACCTTGTATTCCTCGACGGGGAGACGTTCTGCGCTGGATGCGGAGCCGGATCGCTCGTCCCATCGTATGACTCACAAAGAGCGATGAGCCCAGGAGAAGCTGATGGCTGAGCGACCCGTCATCGCGCGATGCGAGAGGTGCGGCATGTACTGGTTCTCCCGCGTTCGGGCTCGTTGCGATGCCCATGCCCATCGGATGTACTGCGGGGGATACGTCCGGTGGAAGCGGGGGTTGGTCCAAACGTCCGGCTCTGTCCCAGGAGAAGCCGATGGCTGAGCGGTGCAAGTGCGTAATCAGACGATGCGGCTGCGGCATGAAGACGTGCCTGTACGTGTCGGTCCTCTGGCGTGACCCGAACTGCCGCAACTTCGGCCACAATCCGGGCCTGTTGTTGAAGGAAGACCGTCGGGCTGATGTCCGCTGAGGCCGCTGAGATTCAACTAGGAGCCGACAGCGCGTGAACTTCTCCTTCCTCGGTGGCCGCAAGAACGTCGCCTACTACGTGACGGTGCTCTCCGTCTTCGTGAAAGCTATCGTGCTGCACTCCTTGGACGTGGAGGTGATCCTGACAGCGGGGATCACCTTCATGGCGTCCAGTGCCGTGATCGAGGCGTCGGCACAGATCGTTAGCGCGCGACGTCGGCGCTGACCCGCCTCAGCGGCGCAGGCAGTCGTACCAAGCTGCGACGACCGCGATCCAGGCGTTGACGACCAGCACCAGAACGCCCCCGGTCACGCCGATCCCGGCGGGCGAGAGCACCGGCTGGACGAGGAAGCTCACCATCTCGCTAGGCCTTGCACTCCCACTGTCCCTCGCCTGATTCCTGCAAGACGCGCCAGTTGACGCGCGCTTGCTCCTCGATCGGATAGTTGTGGGGATCGCCCCGCCCGCCGTGCGCATGCCACGTCGAAAGCATGTCCTGGAAGAACGAATGACAGCAGGCGTTGTGGGCCATCTGGTCGAAGTCGGACTCGCATGAAACGATGGCCACGGCCCAATCGTCGGGGTGCTCGGGGTCCGTGTCCGGCCACGCGCAGCGCAGCCGACGCGAGAGGTCGGCCCGGCTACCTCCCTCGGGTCGGCAGGGATCCAGGGTCGGGGACGGTCGAGGCCGTGGAGTGGGCGTGGCGGGCGGGGCTGTGGGCTCCGGAGCGGGCGTGGGGGTCGGGGTGGCACCGGGAACCTCGAACGACGCCAGCGTCGCTTCTAGGGGTTCGTACGCCCTTGTGGCGGGAAATGCCCTACCGAGCGTTGCGGAAGCGAGGACCAGGGCCAGGGTAAAGAGCCGTGCTTCGGCCCTAGCGGTCGGTCGCACAGTCAGGAAGGCTCCGGTCCCCAGGAATGCAAGCTCCACCCGATCGCCTCGGCGAAGGCCGGGTCGTTCGTCACGAGCTCGTGGTGGGCGCGGCAGCACGCCTTGACGTTCGACTCGTCGGTGATCGAGCCGCCTCGCGCCCGGGAGCGAAGCTCGTGGACGTCGACGGATAGCGCTCGACAATCGGGGAACTCGCAGATGGGGCGCTCGGCCAGAACCCGGCGTACGAGCGGGACGCGCTGCTCTCGGTAGGTTCGCGCCATTTTCTCCGAGCGATGTCGCAGGGCGGATCTTCGGCGCAGCGTAGAGAACCTTTTCAAGCCGGACCGTCTCATTCGCGGCCTCTTGGCGCATATGGGGACACGGGGCTCCTTTCGAGGGGATTCGCCGCGCGGATGGGCGCAGCTCTCGCAGGTGACCTTTCTAACCCAAGCAGGGGCCCGAGCGCCACGACCGATGGGGGAGGGAAAGAGAGAGCGGCGCCCCCGGCAGGTTCGTCGGAACACGCAGGGGCGCCGCCCGTGGCGCCGGACGGAAGGAGGGGTCCCCACATCCGGCGCCAAACGATGCTACAAGCCCTCGGGGCCTAGAAGGGAGGCTCCTCGTCATCGGGAATCTCCATCAGCCCGAGGGCGAACTCCCTCATCTTGGCGAGGCATTCGTCGCCACAAAAGGTCATCGCACCCACCCGATGCGCGACAGGCCCCAGCTGCCCGCACGTCGCACATCGCGCCGGCTCTGGATCAAAAGTGATCGGGCTTCGCCTCACGCTCGGCGGCGAAGGCTTCGAGCCGGTCCGAGCACTTCCGAAGCGACGAGATCGCGAGGTCGCGCAGCGGCGAGGCGAAGCCCGTCAGCGCACCCATCTGCTCGTCGTCCAGGTCGAACTCGTCGGCCATGTCGGCGGCCATGAGCAGGGTGACCCGGCGCTCCTCGACGGGATCGCCGGACAGCTTCGCGTCCTGCTCGCTCGGCGCCCAGTCGGCCTGCGCAGCCGCGCGCAGCCGAGCGCCGAGCGTCTGCTCGACTGGCTCCCACTCCGGGTCCTCGGCGCGATGCAGCAAGTCGCGCAGCTCGTCCAGCCCGAGCTCCTTCGTGGAAGCCCTCGGCGCGATGGCCGAGCGCAGCTTGGCCTCGGCCGCGTCGCCCCATCGGGTGCGGCAGACCGTCCACAGCGCCCTGCGCGCCTGCTCCTCGGGCGTGAGTTCGTGGGCGGGCTCCGGTTCGGGCTGCTGCTGCGGGAGTGATTCTTCGGCAGGCTCGGGCTGCTGGCCTCCGACGTCGGCGGGCGCCACGATCGCGCCGTCGGTCAGCTCGTCGGCGGTGTAGCTGATCCCGGCACAGACGTCCTCGAACAGCGTGCCGACGAGCTCCGAGGTCGCGCGCGCGACGAGCATGAATCGCGTGAACTTCTCCCACGCGAGCGGCGCGCCGTTCTGCGAGCGCGCGATGATCTCGCCGCGTTCGTTGCGAGCGCACAGCTTGGCCGTGATCGCATCGTCGATGGTGTAGGTCGCGCGGTCGTATTGACCGGTATCGACGCGCTTGCCCTCGACCACGGCTCGCTCGGCATTGCATTCCGCACGCACAACGGCGATGTAGTGACCGCGCCGGCGCACGAGCGCGCGCATGAGCTCGGCCGAGAGGTTCGGCCGACCATCCACCACCTGAATCGATTGCAACGCTTGCATCGGCCCGATGCCGAGTTCGCGCCCCGACAGGATGCACGCGAGGACCGCACCCGGCTTACCGCGCAATCCCCTCGGAACGAAATCGGTGTCGTTCACCTGATTGGAGATCTGCGCGATGATGTTCCACTCGCCGCTCGACGGTGGGCCAAGCGTCGCCGGCGGCTTGGCCGCGAGCGCGGTGGTTTCCGGCTCGGGCTCCGGCTCAGTCTTGCGGTTCTTCATGTCCACGACCTCTGCCGTCTTGCTCACGACCGCTCCTCATTGATTGATGGCGCGAACTGCCTCGAGCGCGAGGTTCAGGTGATCGACTAGGATGCAGTCTCCCCAGGCTTCGCTCGCGGCCTTGATGGCCTTCTCTAGCTGTTCGGCGATGCGCTCGGCCACCCGATCGGCTACGAGCGTGCGCTGGTGGGGCCTGACGCGCGACTGCCTCACCTCTACGACGTCCTCGTACCTGATGGTGCCGTTGGCTTGTAGCCGACGCGCTAGCTCGCGTTGCTGCTCTTCGTCGCAGCGCGCGGCAGCCTCGCCCGCCTTGGTGCCGATGCGGCCGTCCAGCCAGGCATTGCGGATCGGATTCGACAGCGACGCGAGGCGCATCCGCTTGCGGATGGTCTTGAGCGGGATGCCGGTGTCGCGGGCGATCACCACCGCCGACGGCGTGCCCTCGGCCGTGCGCATGATCTCCTCGATGAGTTCGAGCTCGACCACCGGATTCGGCGAAGCGTGCACGTTGCCCGCCAGCGCTACCGCCGAATCGGTCAGCCCGAGGTTGCCGTCGACCAGCACGCGCGCCGGAACCTCGCGGACGCCGACGTGGCGGGCGGCTCGCGTCCGGCGGCGCCCGTCGATGACCACGAACGACTTGCCGTCTCTCCTCAGCAGCACGGGCGTGAACACGCCGTGGATCTCCACCGAGCGCAACATTCCCTCGTCCGGCGGCGAGCCCCAGTTCGCCTCGCGGATCAGCTTTACTGGGACGACGGCGTCGGCCCACTCGGGTGGCGGTCCGAGGTCGAGTCCTGGCTGCCGTGCCTCTTCCTGCTTGCTCGTCATCACCGCACCTCTCCTTCCTCGAAGACGTCCCGAAGCAACTCCCACGCCTGCGTCACGAGCGCGCTCGTGACGACCACGAAGGTCGTCGGCAAGATCGCGAAGCGAAAAACCAGGTCGAGCCACCTCATGCCTCATGCACCTCCTTAGGCCGGTCGTCCAATCCGGCCATCTCGAAGTCGGCCAGCCGGTCGCGAGCGCGGCCCACCGGACAGCGCGCGCTTGAGTGGGCAGGCCAGCACACGTGCGCCTTGTGCGGCGCCACGAGCTCGCGCACGGATCGCGCGAGCTCGTCGGCGAGCACGTGCCAGTCGACGTTCATCGAGCGAACTCGATGGAGCGCAGCGCTTGCCGGCGCTCCGCGCTGCGGTCGCGCCGCTGGCGACGTTCCGCCGCGGCCCGTGCGCGCATCCGTGAGATGATCACGGCCGTCGCCCACGTCGGCCAAGTGTTCTCATCCCACAGCGCGCCGAACGCACGCTCGCCCAGTTCGCTGCGGATCGCGCACCGCTCCCGGCGCGCGAGTTCGTAGCTGATCACTTCGGCGGCCCCTCCTTTCGTCCCTGTGCTCCGACGTGTGAGAAAGGATTATATCTCTAGCCGCCGACGTTGCGCTCTCTTATTTTCACGCGCCCAACGGCGACACTCGTCACATCGACATCTGAGCGTCCTATAGCCACCGCTCGTGCCATGCCGAATAACGGCCCTGCGCTCAGCTATGACCTCGGCTTGCGTTCTCGCACCTCGCCTCCGCCGAAGTTGCCTATAGTACGCCGTGTTGGCCTCTCGGCACTGTTCGCAGCGACACTTGTGATTGACGTATTCGCTCAGCGTGCCGTGTTTGGGCATTCGAGGGCGATGGACGACCGAATGTTTGTCGTAGTGGCACCTGTGACAGATCGGCACGATATCGCCCTTGTGGGCCTCGTCGTAGCCACGATGATGGTGATATTCCTGCGCGCTCGCTCCGCAGTTACAAATCTGTAGGTGCGGCCGAGGCAACTTCCCCGTCCGGATCAGATATGCGACATGATCGCGGGCTCGCTTGGGCTGCGTAGACATGAGGGCCCATCTTATAGCCCGGCGCGGACAACTGGCTTCGACCAAGCTCCTGACCAGCGCTTTTGCCTCGTATCCCAGGCCACTGGCAACCGAGCCGGGGCTGGGGTACGCTTGTACCAGTCGGAACACGGAGGCCCACCAGGGCCAAGAGAAGGAGGGACGCTGATGAGAACTGGAGATTTCGGACCGCTTGTCCCCAAGGGACCGGCCTATCGCTGGATCCGCGCCGCCGATCGAGTGCCGACGTACGCCGAACTCCGCGACGAGGACCCGATGCTGCGTGTACGCCTGTTCAATCCGCAGGGAGCGGGCACGTGGTGGATCGCAGCGTTCGACCCGGATCCTGAGGGCGGCACGAACTCGATCGCGTACGGCGTTGCGGAGATCCAGGAGCGCGAGATCGGCTCGTTCTCGCTGGACGAACTCGCGCACTACCGGGGGCCGTTCGGGCTCCCGATCGAGCGCGACCTGCACTTCGAGCCGTGCCGCATGTCAGAGGTGGCGGGATGACCTCCGCGCTCGACAACGCGAAGCGTCTTCTCGTTCACTACTTCCGGCTCGCTGGGATCGAAGTCGACCGCGATCGGGACCTCCGCGTCGAGATAGAGAGCATCGTCGACGAGATCGCGACCGGCGTCCTGAAGGCCGTGCGCGATGGTGCGGAGCCCTGCATCAAGCATGGCGCGTATCCGTGCTCGACCTGCCTAGTGCCGTGATGGGCAAGCCCGTCCGGACCGACGAGTTCGGCTGGCGGTTGAAGACCATCCGGGAGCGCGAGCAGGTCGGATACGGGTCTGTGCAGCGGCGCTCGCGCGGCGTCTACCTCGCGCGATGCGCGGACGACGCGGGGAACTTCGACGAGTGCGACGCGTTCTCGACGCTGGCCGCTGCGAAGCGCTGGGTGAAGGAGTCCGGCGACGAGACGTGGACTTGGGGGCGCTGGGAACGCGACCCCGCGGCCGACGCCTGGTACTGCCAGTCGACGTCCGTGATCGAGCGGGAGGTGGAAGCGTGACGACGACAGACAAGGCGAGCGCGCTGCTCGCCGAGCTGAAGGACGGCATCGAGCATGCCCTGAGCGAGGACGGCTGGCGAGAATACCTGGCCGTCGGGGCCCGCTTTCATCGCTACTCGCTCAACAACGTGATCCTCATCCACACGCAGCGCCCGGACGCGACTCGCGTGGCGGGCTTTCGGTTGTGGCAATCGCTCGGGCGCCAGGTCCGCAAGGGGGAGAAGGGCATCGCCATCCTCGCCCCGGTCGTCCGCAAGGTCGAGGAGGACTCGGGCGAGCAGTCTCGCGCCGTGGTCGGATTCCGGTGCGCCCACGTCTTCGACGTGGCGCAGACCGACGGAGAGCCGCTGCCGGACCCCGTCCTGCCGCAGGAACTCGACGGCGAGGCGCCGGCAGCGCTCGCGGAGTTAGAGAGGTTCGTCGGGGAGATCGGATTCACCCTTCGTCGCGGCGACGCCGGTGCCGCGAACGGCTGGATGGACGCTCGCGAGAAGCTGATCCTGGTCAGCGACGCGCTCGATCCGGCCACGGCCTTCAAGACGCTGGTTCACGAAGTGGCGCACGCGCTGGTCCACGTCGACGCCGGTGTGGAGCATGGGTTGCAGGAGCTCGAGGCCGAGTCGTGCGCGTTCGTCGTCTGCAAGGCGCTCGGGCTGGACGCGTCGAGGTATTCGTTTCGCTACCTGGCCTCGTGGAGCGGTGGCGATCCCGAGCAGGTGATGAAGGCGGGCGAGCGCGCGCTGCGCGCGGCCGACCGCATACTCGGCGCGCTCTCGAAGGAGGCGTCGTGAGCGTCGTCTACCTCATCCACTTCGACGATCCCTATCCGCGGGACTCCCGGGGTTCGGTCCAGCACTACATCGGGTTCAGCGGGTTCGGGCGCGGCATGCTGCGCCGTCGACTGGGCTATCACGCGGCGGGCAGCGGCGCCCGGCTGATGGATGCCGTCCGGCGCGCGGGGATAGGTTGGCGCGTCGTGCGGCTGTGGTGGGGCGAGGGGCGCGAGTTCGAGCGCCGCCTGAAGCGGTGCAAGAAGGCCCGCGAATTCTGTCCCGTCTGCCGGGGCGAGCGCGTGCGCTTGCGCGCGCCGTATTGGGTCCAGGCGGCTGCGTCGTGAGGTCGGCCGGCGAGCTGAGGCTCATCCTGCTCCGAGAGCTGCACCACGTCGGCTTGGTCCGCGCGGTCGAACTCGCGCCGCGACTCGGACTTTCCTACCGCTCGGTCACGACCGTGCTCGGTCGGCTCGAAGCCGAGGGCCTGGCCCGCAAGGTGAAGGCGCTGAGCGGAACGTGGACGGCTACTCCGGCGGGCGACCAGGAGTTCGGCCGGCTGCGTCGGTTGTTGGCCGGATGACGCAGCGTCGAAATATGCTCGTCCCGCGTCGGGACGAGCCGAGAAGGAGGGGGGTGCTCAGAGTTGGCCGAGCTTCGCTTCACACGGGGCGACGAAGTTGAGCTGCCGAAGAAGCCGTTCGGGAGCAGCCGGGGCGTCGTTGTCCATTCCATTCGCAACACCCACGGGATCGAGACCACGACGGTCCAGCGCGTCGTGGACGGCCGACCCGTCCACACGGTCATATGCGCGGACCAGCTGTATCGCATCGGGAAAGCTCGGGCGAACCCGACATGATTGGCAAGGAGCGCAACAGCAATCTCGCTAGCGCCGGCGTACCGGTCGGTCCGGTCCGCGATCGGATCGTCGAACTACTCGGCGGCGAACCGTCGACGAGCTCGCTCGACTGGCGCGAAGGCCGACGGCGGCACCTGTTGAATCGCGCCAACCGAACCGTCGCGTTCGTTCGCCACGGTGCCGGACAGTACGTCATCGCGTGGGCGGTCGACGACGACGGCACTTCGCAGTCCGAAACCTGGACAGCGACGGTGACGTGGACGCGTTCGACGCGGATCGAAGGAAAGGCGCCGTGAATTGGATCTATGACGCACGACTGTGTCCCGCGCGCGAAGGAGGGACGACATGAAGTGTCCGAAGGACGCCATGGAACATAAGCCGATCAAACTCGGCGACGGACTGATCGGCTGTCCGGGCTGCGGCGCGGTGTTCGACGAGGAAACTCTCGAACAGGTCGAGTCGCATGACGCGATCTTGGAACTGCTCGGCCAGCCCCGAGCGGCCGTGCAGTATCAGACGCAGGACGGAGAACAGGTCACGTACTTCGAGTACGGCGATTACGCCGGGAAGCTGACCGTCGTGCGACGAGGCGAGACGCGATGACGGCCTCGTTCGCAAATGCGCCATCAGACAACCGAAGGGGCAGCCCCCGCGCGGTTCGGCGACGGGCTGCCCCTCGGACCCTACCGACCGGCTGGCGCCGGGTGGTAGGGTGTCGATGTGGGATCGACGATCAATCGTAGCCGACACGCCCGACGGACGCCATGAGCCGCACGCCAGAGATTCGTCGTGATCGTGATCGGGTTCTGATGTGGTGGGGAATGATGTTCGGTTGCTACTACCACATCAGCGAAGCAGAACGCGCAGAGCTCCACGCATGGGAAGACCGGAACGCCAGCACAGATAGTCGCGCTACTTCCGATTGGCCCGGCTGGGGCCGATGGCTACCCCCGCCGCCATTCGGGGCAGACGCTGGGGATCGGAAGCGATCTATCCCCGCGAGCCTTCGCATGGCCGTGTTGGCGCGCGATGGCCACGCCTGCGTCCGCTGCGGTGTGACGGACCAATTACAGTGCGATCACGTCATCGCCGAATCCCGCGGCGGGCCAACGGTCCTCGACAACCTCCAGACGCTCTGTCGAGCTTGCAACTCGGCGAAGGGCGCGCAATGAAGATCGACAAGGATGTCCGCTTCGCGACCGTCCCGGAATGGCTCATCTTCGCCGATGTGAGTGCCTACGCCGTCCGAATATGGGCGGTGCTCGATCGCCGTTCGGACGGATCAACGGGGACGTGCGAGGTCTCTCTGTCGACCATCGCGAGATTAGGTCGATGTTCCGTCAATACAGTCAAGAAGGCACTTGTCGAGCTCGAAGCGTTAGGTGCCATCGATGTCGAGCGGGATCGGATGACTGCTTCGGGCGATCCAGACACGAATCGTTATCTACTTAGGACATCCGACCCATCATCACGTGATGGGGGTAGGTCAGATCGTGACCCACCCGGTGGGTCATCTGGTGATCCAGGGGTGGGTCACGACGTGGCCCTAAAAGAACGAAAGCAAACCCCAAAAGCAAAACCCAAGGTTGGTTTAGGGTTTGCAGCTAAGACTTCTCAGCTACTTACGTTTTCGGCGCTCGAAGAAACGAGCGCCTTCTCCGACCTCGACGACGACGTCAAGGCTGAACTGCAGAAGATTCGGAAGCGACACCCCGACTTCCCCGTCGCGCAACTGGCCGAGGCCAAGTGGTGGAGGGAGATCGACGCACAATCCGAGCACCATGACGTGTTCTATCTCGATGAGTTGTGGCGTTACGTCGAGTGGTGGGCGCTTCAGCCGAGGGGATCGCGGCATCGCAACGTCAAGCGCGCGTTCGGGCGATGGTGGGCCAAGGAGATCTCGCGCAGCGAATGGAGGAGGAGGAATGGGCCGAAAGCGCAGCGGATCGAGCGTTAGTGACGTCCGCACGGTCTACGAGCTGAGTCACGTGCGCCGATTCGCGCCCGGGGTAGAGATCGCCAATCACAGCACGGCCTACGACGAGGCGGAGCGCTTCGAGGCCGAAGCCGACTACGAGGCCCTGGCCCGGCAGGCCCGAAGCGAGGTCGGGACGGAGTGCGCGGCGAGCACCGTCGGGGGGCAGAAGGCACGCGGGATCGTGGATCGCATCGTCATCGAGCTTCGATCGCGCAAGGTGGGCGCGTGGCTCTCGCCATCGCGGCCGATGTCCTGCGAGGTGCTGCTGGACGAATCGAGGCTCGCGCCGAGGGCGAGCGCGGTTCGAGACGGATTGCTTGCCGTGCCGGCCGGGAGGCGGGGAGCGCTCTTCGCCGAGGCTCTGGTCGCCGTCGGTACGCCTGGCCCCGTGGGGCGAGAATCGCAGCACGGACGGGTCTGCGCGAAGCACCAGCGATGGGTCGGGCGAGGCCAGCTGCACGACCCATGCTGGTCTCACGTCTGGCGCGCGGAAGATCCTTCGCGCGAGGGAGGATAAGGCATGACGCTGCATGATCCCGAGCTAATGAGCGGCTCGACTACTGAAATGGCACTCATCGCCATCGCTAATGAACGGCGGGATCAAGACCGACGTAAGGCCGAGGGGTGCTTCGAGTTCACTTGTGCCGACAGCGCCCTGACTAACGCCGAAAAGCTAACCATCTTGGTCGAGGAGGTCGGCGAGGTCGCGCGAGAGGTTCTGACACAGGACGGCCGGCGACTCGCCCGAGACACCGAAGGCACGGTTCGAGCGCTTCACAAGGAAGTCATTCAGGTCGCGGCTGTCGCTACGGCATGGGTTGAAGCGCTGAGCTATGAGCTTGCCGCTGATTCGAGATGACGCATCCGGCGCTGACGGAGCGCAGCTTTCAAGACCAGGTGATCGAGCTCGCGCGCCTGCTCGGCTACGAGCGGATCGCGCACTTTCGTCCCGGCCAGACGCGAGGCGGTCGGTGGGCCACGCAGATGACGGGGGACCCTGGCTTTCCCGACCTCGTGCTTGTGCGGCCGGGGCGCGTCGTCGACGGCGCCCCGGCCAACGGGCGAATCGCCTTCATCGAGTGCAAGGTGGGGAAGAACAAGCCGACCTCTGAGCAGGAGGCGTGGCTGGACGCGCTGAGGTGGTCACCCGGCATCGTCGCCCGAGTCGCCTATCCGGAAGACTTGGACGAGCTCGCGGAATTGCTTCGATGACCGACCTCGCGATCCCCGGCCAGTTTTCGCCGACGTCTCTCGAACTCGAGCCCGGCTTGCCGTACGAGCGATGGATAGCGATAGGCCAGACGCTGCGCACTATCGAGCACGGCATCCAGTTTTGGCTAGGCGATTGGTACAACTACGGCGAGGCATCCTACGGGGATAAGGCGGCCCAGGCCGTGGAGATCGGCGCCGAGGCAGGATACGAGGGCTCGACGGTGCAGACCTACGCCTGGGTGGCTGGCCGCATCGAACCTTCGAGGCGTCTCGAAAAGCTGGCGTTCTCCCACCACCAGTCGGTCGCGTCGCTGGAACCCGACGAGCAGGACGAGCTGCTGCGCAAGGCCGACGAGAACGACTGGGCCGTCCGGGATACGCGCGAGGCCGCGCAGGAGCTCAAGGCCGCGACGGGGCGGGCCGAGGCGCGCCCGGCGTGGTCGCTCGAGGAGGCGATCCGCGAGGCGCTCAAGCCGTGGACGTTCGTCGACCAGCTCGACGCGGCGACTGCGGCCATCATGGGCGTCCTTCGCGATCGGAATCTCGCGTGAGCACGATGAAGATCGAGCACGTGGCGATCGACCGCTTGAAGCGTCACCCGCGCAACTACCGCGATCACCCCGAGGAGCAGCTGGCGCACATCGAGGCGAGCCTGCGCGAGCATGGCTTCTACCGTAACGTCGTGGTCGCTCGGGACGACACGATCTTGGGCGGGCACGGGGTGGTCCAGGCGGCCAAGCGCATCGGCATGGACCAGCTCCCGGTGCTGCGGCTGGACCTGGACCCCGACGACCCGGCCGCGCTGCGCATCCTGGTGGGCGACAACGAACTCGGGAGGTTCGCCGACGACGACGATCGCGAGCTGACCGAGCTGCTGCGCGAGTTGGCGACGAGGGACGCGCTCGGACTCATGGGCACGGGGTACGACGCGCAGCAGCTGGCGGCGCTGCTGTTGGCGACGCGCACGCGCGCCGAGATAACCGGCTTCGACTCCGCGGCGGAATGGGTCGGCATGCCGGACTACGAGGTCTCGGGCGAGTCGTTCTCGGTGGTCGTCAACTTCGCAGGCGAGGATGCGCGGGCGAAGTTTATCCAGGCCAACGGCTTAGTCGTCTTCAAGTCCCAGGGGACGTACACCGCGTGGTGGCCTCCGCGAGAGCGCGACGATCGCCAGTCGGTGCGGTGGGAGTCCGGGGCGGCGGAGTGAGCGACCTGGCCCCGCGCTACCCGATCTACATTCCGTCCAAGGGGCGCTCGGACGCGCTGCTGGCGGCGCGGATGTTCGACGCCGACGCGGTGCCGTACCACGTCGTGGTGGAGCCGCAGGAGGCCGAGGCTTACGCGGCCGTCGTCGGAGGCGAGCGCGTGCTGTGCCTGCCGGAGTCGGGCCGAGGCCTGGTCTACTCGCGCACGTGGATCAAGCGCCACTCGGTCGAGCGCGGCGAGGCGCGGCACTGGCAGTTCGACGACGACGTGACGCAGATGATGCGGCTGCACCTGAACCACAGGCTGCCGTGCGACGCGGCGATCGCGCTGCGCGCCGCCGAGGACTTCGTCGATCGATACGAGAACGTCGCGCTGCCCAGCTTTAACAGCGAGTTCTTCTTGCCGACGACGGGGGCTTTCTCGCAGAAGTGGCCGCCGTTCTTCCTCAACTTCCGCTGCTATACGTGCTTCCTGATGCTCAACGCGATCCCGAACGAGTGGCGCGGTCGATACAACGAGGACACCGACATGACCCTGCAGGTGCTGGCCGACGGCTGGTGCACGATCTTGTTCAACGCGTTCTGCATGCGCACGCCGGCGACGATGACGCACCGCGGCGGCCAGACCGACATCTACGAGGGCGACGGCCGGCGCGAGATGGCGCGAGAGCTCGAGCGCCGGTGGCCGAGGGTGGTCAGCGTCAAGCGAAAGTTCGGGCGCCCGCAGCACCACGTGGACTGGAAGAAATTCGACACGCCGCTGCGGCCGAAGCCCGGTGTGGTCATCCCGGACGGGGACCCGTACGGCCTCGCGCTCGCGGCCAAGCGCGAAGTGAGGAGCGCGGCCCTGCGCGAGCTGCTGGAGCGGAGCCAGTGATCGCCGACCTCGCCGTCGTCGTCCCCTGGGTGGACGAGTGGCAGCGCGACGAGTTCATGCGGGCGTGGCGGCTATCGGAGATCCCGCCCTGGTTGTTCATGCTCCAGGACGAACATCGGCAGGGCTGCGCCGCCACGAAGAACCGCGGCGTGGCGATGGCCGTCGAGGCCGGCGCCGAGGTCGTGGTCGTGCTGGACGACGACTGTTATCCGTGCGAGCCCGGCGACTCGCTGGAATGGCTGGCCGAGCTTCATGCGCTGGCGCTGGCACCACAGCCAGTCCAGCTCTTCGAGGTGGTGACCGACCCGCCGTCGCGCGGGACTCCCTATGGCTCGCTCGAGGTCGAGATGCCGGTCGCCGCGAGCATGGGCTTCTGGACGGGCTCGGGCGACTACTGCGCCGTTCGGCAGCTGGCGTTGGGGATCGACATGACGTTCTCGCGCCGCGCGATCCACGGCCGCTACTTCCCGCTGAGCGGCATGAACCTGGCCTTTCGGCCGCGCGACTGGGAGCCGTGGTGCCGCTTCGTAGACGTGCCGCGGTTCGACGACATCTGGATGGGCTGGATGTGGCAGCGCGAGGCGTATCGCCGCGGGTACTGCTTCAACCTGGCAGGCCCGCTGGTGCGGCACGCTCGGCAGAGCAACGCGTGGAGAAACCTGCAAGTCGAGGCCCGTCACCTCGAAACCAACGAGGACCTGTGGCGCCAGATCGCCACCCACCCGGACCCGAGCTACGAAGGGCTCTGCGCCTTGCTCCCGGCCAGCCCGGGCGGGAGCGACCGATGATCCCCGCGCGGGCGACGCGCCCGTACCTGCTCGTGGGCGAGGCCCCGGGGCAGGGAGGCGGCGCTGCGTTGGCCGGCGCGATCGGCAAGCGGCTGGCCCACCTGCTCGGCGCGGAGCCGGCCGAGCACTTCGACCTGTGGCAACTTGCTCGACCAGTACCCGGGCTCGCTCGGGAAGGGGACTTATTTCCCCGAGAGGCAGGGCCTGGCGGCGGCGAAGGCCGCAGTCGGCCGCTTCGCTTCGTGGCGCGGGGTCGTGCTGCTCGGGCGGCGCGTCGGCGACGCCTTCGGGCTGCGAAGCCAGCTGCTCTTCCAGTGGACGCCTTTGGGCGACGGCCGAGCGGCGATCATGCCGCACCCCTCCGGCTTGAATCGCTGGTGAAACGACGCTTCCAACGCCGAGCGCGCGAGGCGATTCCTGCGGGGGCTGCGGGCGCCGTCGTGAAGTGCTCGTTCTGTTTGCGCCCGGCCGTCACCGACGAGTTCGAGGCGGAGCGCTTCGAATTCATGGGCGAGTCGCGCTTTCGGTGCTGCGCGATGCACGCCCACATGATCGCCCAGGCGGTGCTCTCGGAGGTGGGGATGCTCTTGAAGTGGAGGCACGAACTGATCGAGGCCGAAGCCCGACCGACCGTCGCAGACGCGGATCTGATCTTGGCAGCGAACGCGCGACACGTGAAGGAGCGCGACGAGGCCCGCGCGCTGGCGGACCAACTGGCCGAATTGCTCCCCGAGATCGCAGGGCTCCTGAAAGAGGTCGTCGAAGGGCGCGACCCCGGAGTGATGAGACTCAGTCAGGTGCTCGTCCAGGCCACCAGGACGCTGACCGCCTACGAAGCGCGAGACTGGAAAGCGTGATGTACGCGGACTCGCTCGTCGAGTTGCTACCTGGTGAGATGTTCGGTTACCCGGGTTCGTGCGGCTACTGGGTTGGCGACTTTGAGGACGGGATCACCGAGCTTGGCCTGCGCGCCTTCGCGTTCGAGGTCGAGGAGAACGACGCGGCTTGGCCTTACTTCACAGAGGCGTACTGGAACCCGCCGACGGAAGTGCCGTGTCCCCGCTGCGATGGGAGTGGGAAGGTGTCGGCGGGGGTCGCGAAGGAAATTATTTCTGCGTGATCAAGCCGCGACGGCAAGCGGTGCGACCCTTCGTAGACTTGGGAGCGTGACCGAAGGACTGCCCGCGGGGCGCCTCACCGAGCCGTGGGAGCGCCAGCGAGGCGAGACGGCCAAGGCCTTCGCGGCCTTCGTCGCCTACAGGGAGCAGTCCCCCGACAAGAGGACGCTCGCGGCCGCGGCGAGGGCGACGTACGGCGAGCGGGGCGTCCGTAAGAACGGGCAGGTCATCGGAGTGATGCAGGAGTGGATCCGCCGGCACGAGTGGGCGGCGCGCGCGGCGGCGTGGGACGCGCACCTAGACGACCTGCGCCGGCGCGAGGACGAGAAGGCCGTCGTCGAGATGCAGCAGCGCCACCTTCGCGAAGCGGAGCTGATCCAGCGCACGCTGCTCTCGCCGGCGATGGCGCTGGCCAATCGGCTGCGCGCCGATCCGCAGGCCCAGTACCTGTTCGAAGGCACGGAGCTGCCCGCGCTCGTCCGGCTGGCCGACCGCGCCGGCCGCGGCTATGACCGCCTAGCGCGCTTCGAGCGCCTCGTGCGCGGCATCGCCGACCGCCTCGAGGTCACGGGCGCCGGCGGGGGCCCGATCGAGGTCTCCATGACGGTCGAGCAGGCATGCCTGGTCCTGGCGCCGTACCTGGGCGTCGAGCCGGCCGACGTGCCCCAGGCGATCGCCGACAGGCGACGGCAGCTCCGGGAGGCCGAGGGGGAGGAGGAGGCCTCGGCGGTGTAATCGGGGTTGACACGGTGCCGCGTGTCAGGTAAGATTACAGGCATGAGCACCAACCAAACCCCGAGCCCCGAGAGGGGAGAAAGGAGGGTCCAGATGGGGACCTTCCAAGTGGCCTGCACCTGCGGGTGCGGCCAGGCAGTCGAGGCCCGCGACGAGGGCTTCAGCGCCACGACCGTCGGAGATCGCCGCCTGCGACAAGCGGCGTGAGGCGGGGATGGTCAGCGTGACCATCCGAAAGTCGGTTGCCTACAAGGCCGCCGACGAGCTCCACCGGAGGACCGGCGAGCGGGACATCCCGCTCACCATCGAGCGCGCCGCCGGCGCGATCTTCGACGCGGTGCTGGCCAAGGCCGAGGACGTCGCGCACGACGCGATCGACGCCCCGGATCCCGACGACACCGACGACGAGCTCCGCGACGAGGTCATGGAGCTCGTCTTCGAGGTCAACGAGCGGATCCTGGCAGCGGTGCGGGACCGCCTCGTCGACTACGTCTGCGACGCCATCCCCATCCTGGAGCGGCCGACCGCCGACAAGCGATGACGCGCTCTACGCCATACACGAACGGGATGAGCGGCTGGGTGATCCGCGATGAGATCCAGCGCGCAGGGATGACCCGGCCGCACGTCAGCTGGTGGTACGGCCCGAACCACGGGCGGCGGGACAACGCCGACAGAGTGCGCGCTCCTCGGGCTTCGTGAGAACCTCGAGATCCGACGAGAGGGGTTGGGATGAGCAAGGTCATTCGCATCGACGAGGAGGTTCAGGCGGCCGTACTCGAGAAGAAGCACGACCTCGAACGAGCGCGCCGGCGGCCGGTCACCATGGGCGAGGCACTACGCGCAGCTGTTGAGGAGGCAACGGGCGAGGCGATCGGTCGTCCAGTCAAGGATCGCAAGTGAAGCCGTACGGGATCGCGGAGATCGCACGGGCGCTCGACGCGCGTCCGGAGACGGTCGCACAGTGGCGCCGGCGCGGCAAGCTCCCGACGCCAACCGCCGAGCTCGCCATGGGTCCGGTATGGACCGCCGAGGAGATCGAGCCGTGGATCGACCTAGTCGCCAAGCTGGACGACGTTGGCCGACGGACGCTGACGCACACATGAGCGAGACGCCGACGGTCTACCTGGCACAGTTCGTCGTGCCGGCGGGGATCGTGGCGTGGTGCACACGTTGCGGCGCCGACGTCTACGTGCACGAGATCCAGCCAGGCTCCGATGTTTGTCGAGGCACGATGTTCGTCCGGACCTACGGGATGCTGCGGGCACGCCCGTGCGGTCACGAATGCAGCCTCGGAGGGGAAGGGTTGCCACTGATTCGGTGGCAGGCCCTGCAGC